ACAGTCCTACGCATGAAAGGGTGTTTGGAGCACCTCTTCATAAGGCAACGCATTATTTCCCGATTAAGATCTTCGGTGGTTCGATAGCAGATAAGGATGAGATCGGAGAAAGGAGTCCTGAAGGTGGTATTGGATCATTGGCAGGAAATACAGTTGTTCGCACACAGAACAGTCTGCCAATCGATATCTCGACAGATGCATTTGAAGCATTGCTTGATTATGGCTCAAAGATGGAACTTTGGAATGCTACGTCAGAGCTTGCACGCGACCTGAACATACTTAGGGGCAGCAAGGCATTCAGAAACTATATGGAAGCCAATCATGCAGGTGATTTTGAAAGATTCAAGCAGGCGTCTCAGCTTGCTGTAGGAACGTATCAGGCAGATAATGGTGGAGACTATTCTGAATTCTGGGGAAAGATACAGTCAGGATTCATGCAGCAAGCCATCGGATTCAGGTGGTATACAGCATTGAAGCAGACACTTTCTTATCCTGCATTCTGGGCATACTCTTCTGATCTCGGGTTCCAGGCAAGGGTACATGGGTATTTCTTTACACCGTGGATCAACTATAAGTGGGCAATGGACAACCTTCCATCTTTCCGACAGCGCGTTGCTAAAGGAGATATGGGCGTTGAGGGGTTGAACGAAAAGACATTCCTCGACGCAATAACAGGAAAGATTAGTAAGTGGGGTATGTCTGCCAACAAGCTTGTCGATGCGCTGACTGTAGCTGCCGGTTCCAGAGCTGTCTTTGAGTCTGACTTTGCCAAGTACAAGAAGATGGGAAAGAGTGAGGCTGAGGCAAGGCGTCTTGCAATAATCAATGCAGAGATCTGCTTCAATGAGTCACAGCAATCATCTCGACCAGAGTTCTCTGCTCCAATACAAAAGAACAGAGATCTTCTTTCTCGATGCTTTAATGCATTCCAGAATTCAAATATATCTTATCGTAGGGCCATTATTGAAGGATGGATGGACGTGAGCCGTGCCGGTGACATGTATAAGCGTGGAAAGATCGGAAAGAAGGAGTTTTCAAATACCGTTTGGAGGGGTGTACGAAAGATTGTTACATTCGCTGTAATACTTCCTGGTTTATGGCAGTTCGGAATCGATCCATCAATTATCTTTGGTCAAGGTGGTGATGACGATGACGAATGGTTAGAGAAGAAGATAAACTGGTGGATAGATATGGCTACTGCTATCATAGAAGGAATGTTTACCAATGGAATTAATGGAGGTACGTTTATTAATTCTTTGATAGACTATACTAAATCGAAGGTAGTTAAGAAAGATTCATTTGTCCAGGAGTATGATCCTTTACAGGGATTCAAGATAATGACTGACGCAGTAAAGGATATATCTAAGGATGTCAACAACGAAGACTATTTCAAGATTGCCAAGGACGTCGGATTGCGTACATTGCAGGCTAATGGCGTTAATATCGAAACATTCAATAACATCGGCCTTGGTGTATGGGATGTCATTGACAATGGAGACTTAGAGCTGCTTGACTTCATGCTTGTGCTGAATATGGCCAAGTCAAAGCGTATCGAATGGGTAAACCGTCACTACAGCGACATGAGCTATGATGAGATCGGTGATCGCATGTCGAGGGCAATGGGCAACTGGCCAAAGTACGATGACATGGATTATGATGAACAAGAAAAAGTCGATAATCGAATGAAATAATATCTGTTGAAAATCTACTGTTAGGAGAGGCGTTGCTGAGAAGCACCGTCTCTTTTATTTTTATGTGAACAAATAAGGCAGTGAAGATTAGGCCAAATGTTACATTTGCAGCAAATTTACGAACAATGACTATCGACTACGAAGATATTAAGAAACAGGTCAGGATCATCCTTGATGAAAACGAGGATGTCAGTCCATTGTTGTCTGCTACTGACGGAATCGAAGACTATGACGCATTGCAGACCGACAAGATCACAGAGTCTATGATACTTCAGGCCGTTGACAGGGTGCATCGCATTGCACCCATAGACATGATCATGGATGCGGCAGAAATTGCACATGTAGACTGGACGTTATATAATCTCGTGCAGCGTTGCAAGCTACCTGATGATTATCTTAGGCTGGTATCTGTCAGGCTGATGAATTGGGACGTGACGGTCAATGAGTTCTGCGAAGATGGATCTGCTGAATATCTGACTATGTTCGGAAGGTTCGCTGCTATCAGACCGACTGCGTTGAGGCCAAAGGTAGGACTGTCATTCATCGCAAACAGCGTGTATATAGTAGCGGCACCAGTGCGTACTGAGAAGCTAAAGGTAAGCATGAATGACTCATGGAAGGATGATCTGATAGAGAAAGGACTGCTTACAGATACAGACAACAGGTGGCCATCAGCTGAAAAGCCAGCGATTCCGGAGAATCAACTCGACATGGGTGTTGTGTGGTATATAAAAAAGGCTGAGGAAGGTGGTAAGATTGCCAGGCTATGTGAGCAGGCAGTTCTTTATATGATCGCCAACTTGTACTACACTACGATCAATGAGAGCCAGAGAGCAATAATGATGGCCCAGGAGGTTGCAGATCTGCTTGGATTAAAGGTTAACAACAATAATATCGATCAAGCATGATTTACAGGATATACGACGAAGATGGCACATTCATAACTGAGGGTGTAGGTGGAGCATCATGCTGCATTCGACCGTTTGTGCCAAAGATGAGGCATTTCAGGCTTTGTCTGATATGGGATCTCAATCAGCTTTCCGGTGATATTGACAAGATGCTTGCAGCGTCATCAGAGACTGACAAGCTCAGGGTACAGTCAGAAGGTATTTCCGAAGGTGAGGTAAAAGAGGCGAGGATGAAGATACTTGAGATGTGGGCCTCTCTGGCTACGGATCCAGAGCTGAAATCACATATGCTTAACTATCTCTATAACTCGTTTACAGAATGTGAAGAGTCTCTTTATAGCTTGCATAGGTATGGCAGCTATGGAGATCTGAGTGCTGACAACACAATACACGACAAGCATGAGATGCTCATGGAGCTTCGGATACCATCTCATATGAGCCGAAATATCACATGGACGTTGATTCGCGCTGTGGATGAATATATCAAGTGCAGGACGATCGCACTGTGGAGCATGGACGTACTTCCTGAGAAGGCAGATTTGTTTACATCACGATGTACGTTAGAGATGGAAAAGCTTGCAACTGTAGTAAAGCACAGGAATGTAGGCAGGTGTGAAAGGAATATCAATATCTTATGATCATGGAAGAATATAAGCCAAGATATTTTACGATCAGGGAACTAACAATAAGCGCAACGGCAAGGAACTATGGCATAAATAACGATCCGAATGAAGCTGTGCTCGATAACCTGCTGAAGCTATGCAAATATGTACTTGATCCCATCCGTGAGATGTGGGGAGGTCCGGTTTATGTTTCGAGTGGTTATAGGTCTCCAGAACTTAATGCGAAGCTCGGCACTCTCGGTCACTATGTAGCAAAGAATTCAAGCCATATGCGCGGACTCGCTGCCGATATTAAGGTGGGTAACTCAGATGACAACAGGAAGTTGTTCTATGCAATAGTCAACAGCGGAATACCTTTCGAGAAACTCATTGACGAAGAGGATTGCAGGTGGCTTCATATCTCGTTCAATCCGAACGATCAGAAACCTAAACAGATTGTCTATATCGGAAAGAAAGGAAAATACACAGTCTATAAGAAATGAAGAGATATCTTATCAATGAGCTTAAGAGACTGCTCGATGACCTGGAGAATGATCGAGTTGAGTGTGATCCTGAGAGAATAAGCCTTGGGTTGTCAATGATCTCTCATCGTCCTGTATCATCATATGAAGCATATACAAACATACTTCATATCTCAAGAAGCTCATTCTATGAGTATATCGATCAAAAAAAGCTTCCTGCCGGTAGAAAACGTCAAGGATTCAAGGAACTGATCTGGTATGAAGATGAGCTTATTGCTGCAAAGAAGAAACTTAAACAATAATAACAATATAAATGGAAACAGTAACAAGAACTATTGGCGGTCTTGGTGGCAAACTTGGCAGGGTGGCAATCGAACTGCCTGCCAACGTGAAGGCGTTGCTGAGAAATGGCACACTGACCGTATATGACCTGTTGGAGCTTGCCATAAATACCATCAGTGTATTGGTAAGCAAGAACGACAAAAACGTGGATGCACTGGAGGAGTGGACAGCGAACCTTGCAGAGTGGAGCGAGGAGCTGAAGAATGCAGTGACAGAAATGCTATACAATGCGCTCCTCGATGCTGATTTTACTATCAAGAATGGCACGATAGGGTTTGATAAACTATCTGAATCTGTAAAGGAGTTCTTGATTAAGGATATTAGTCTTGAGAACGAGAATGGCACATGGTACTTGGTGTTTACTACACTTGGAGATGATGGCTTCGTAGAACTGCTTGAGAAGAAGGTAAGTCTTGATGAACTTGTGGAATACCTGAAGACAAAGAAAGGCAATGCCATTGAAAAGTTGGAGGTGGATGATAAGGGTACGATTAAGATTTATATCATAGACGAAGAGAATCCTATCAAAGCTACTATTCCATACGCAAAGGACGTGATTGGTACAAGTATGGATTTTGTGTTGGGTGGACTTATGACAACAGGTCAGAGCAAGAAGGTGGATGGTCTTGGAGCAGGACGTGGACTGACGATGAGCAGCGACTACAAGCTGAACATCAACGTGGATGATAATGGTGTATTGACTATCGGTGACAAACGATATCAACTTGAGGAGATTGAGGACAATCTTACCTACGAATATTCATACCCAATCATCACAGCATTCAGCTACCCATCGATGCCAAGCGAAGGTGGAACGATTAAGCCGGACGTTCTTTCGTTTACACAGACAAAGAACACATACAGGAATGGAGAGAAGGTAGATTCAGAGACTATCTATGGTTCACTCAGCGACATGAAGGGTGCTACCGTAGGCTATGTGGCTCAGTTTGCTGGTACTGGAGTAAAGGTTGGAATTGACGGAAAGGTGACATGTGAAGGTTCACTCCTATCTTATGACAACGACATTGCTGAGGTTGTTCCAAGGCTGACGATGAACGACAAGCAGGCAATGAACGGAAACGAAAAAAAGGTAACTATCACCCAAAGCGGAGCTACTGCCACTTTGGAATCAAACACATTGTCTGTTAAGAGTTCAGCGTCATCTACCACTATATCACTTAGCAAGAAGACGAACAGCAAGATTAATATTACCAGTGTTGAGATAAGCGGTTCGGGTGCAAACTACAGCCTATCGAGTGATAAGAGGTCTGTTGTTGTTATTGTACTTGCAAATACTACAACTTCGAAGAAGACATACGGAGTAACTCTTACTACGAACATCAAGAATTCGGATGGCAGCTATGTGAAGCTGAATGCTACAATCACTCAGGCAGAAGGTGGAGAAACACCAGTACCATCATATAACATCTACTATGGAAAGTCACTTGCATTGCCTGTAGATGTAACCATCGGAGATAAGTTGTCGACCAGCGACTCGTCGTTTGAGGTAAGTGTAGAGTCTGCGTTTGCAGACAAGGTTAAGTGCCACTGGATAGCAATCAGCAATACAAGTGGTTATACTGTAGAAAAGGCAACAGACCAAGATGGAGACGAGGTAACATTGACTACATATACATCAATAGACGGATATAAGCTATACTGTAGGGAGTCTGCTGGAGCATATTATAACTCAAAGACAATATTCAAAATTAAAAAATAAACTAAGATGAAAGAACCAAAAGTAAAAGATCAGGGACTTTATAATAACGACGGACCGAATATTGATGGCAACTTCGGACCTTGGGCTTCGACTTCTGCTTACGAATCATGGCTGAATGATACGGCAGGCGTAAGCACTCCAAAGGTTGGAACAATCATTGGCGTAGATGCGAATGGATATGTAACTCGCTACATCTATACCAAGACTGGAACAAGCACGTTTGAATGGCGCAACATGAATTATGTTACTGAGCTTTCAGTTGACAGCAACACTTCAAATGTTTTGCTCTATGCAGACAAGGCGGCTTCTGTTGGTCTTCACAATTTCAATAATGCCATTCAGCTTCCTGCTGCCACCGCTACCAAAGCAGGCGTTATGACTGCTGCTGACAAGTCAAAGCTCGACTCTCTTAGCAACAACAACAGCGGAACACAGGTAACTGGTACTGTTTCGATTTCTCTTGCGTCGTTCAACGAAAAGAAGGCGGCAGGCACACTTGATGCTAATACAATCTATTTCGTATCATTATAAACTTTACGAGACATGATATTTCTGAAATACAGGACATCTGACAGTAGGTATGTTCCCCTTGTTCCTTTCAAGGGGGGCAAACCTATTTTGAAAGTAACGGAAGGTTCTCATGGAGTATTCGGATATACCAACGTAGAGAACCAGTTAGTAAGGGATTTTATCCATGACAAGACCTATCCAGAAGGAAACGGAATAGATGCAGAAGAGTCGCATGTAAATGATTATATGAATATAAAATACAGCGACAAATCTGCTTATAATAAATTTACCTATCCTGTATGGACAGAGTGGGGAAATCCATACATGCTTGAGACAAATGGAGGAAAGTATGTAAAGTTCAACATCAAAGGAAAGACGGAAACGGTACGATTCGACTTCAAGAATGTATCGGTAGGAAGCAACGGATTTGAACCTATCTATAATCTCATTCCTCAGCAGGAGTATGAATATACCATTTACAACAATTCAAATACTGCTGTATATTCTGGAACTATAAAAACCACTGGTCAGTGCCGAATGATAAAGACCAACAGGGTAAGCAATATCCGAGACATTGGAGGTTGGACATGTGACAACGGAAAGCGCATGTCGTATGGAAAGATATACAGGAGTGCATGGATAGAGAACATACACGAAGCGTTAAAAGGCACAAACGCTACAGATAAATCACAGGCACAGGAAGATGTTGCTACAATGCACGATGTGCTGAAGATTGGAGCTGAGATATACTTCTTTGGAGGATATCAAAATTCTGACGAAACAAAGAAGATCAACCAGACAACCACAACGTCAATCATTGGTTCTGATGTTCATTATTATGGACCATATTGGGAAACAGGCAAGACAACGGTTAGTTATTCTGGAAAAGAGTGGGATTCTGCATTGGCAAGCATTGGAGCTGACAGTTCATTTAATCTGGGTGCTTTTGATTCTTTCTTTGATAAGACTGGAAGCAGTTGGATTGCTCCAAGAGTTGAGAGGGTGCTTGAGGTGATAATGTACGAACTAAGTCAAGGACGAAATGTGTACTACCATTGTCAAGGTGGAATGGATAGGACCGCAGCGATTACATTCGTACTCATGGCTCTTTGCGGATGCAGTGAAGATGCGCTTATCAAAGAATGGGAACTTACATCATTTGCTTCATCTCAACGTAAAACTATAACAAACACTACTGATAAACGAAACATTAAGTACGCTTTCAAGACACTGAAAGATACATGGGGTGCTGATGGGAAGAATGATACAATTAAGAGTCAAGTGACAAGCTGGCTTAGAGCAAAGGTTTGGAAATCTTCTAATTATACAGCAGCTCAGTTTGAAGATAAGCTGAATAAGCTGATAGGACTTATTACAGAAGATGACGTAAGAGTTGAGCCTGATGAACCAAAAGAGAAGGAGCTGTATGAGGTAGAGATTGTAGACAATGGAAAGGATGCGTCGAACATCTACTCATATACCGTAAATTCAAAGTATACAGATGGTTCGATTGTAACGACAACAGAAGAGATAACTGAAATCAACAAAGGGTATCATGACGAGGATGGAGTGTTCCAAGAATCGACTACAGTATACTCGACAAACATGATTCCTTGCTATGGATTCAAGAGTCTGATATGCGACAAGAACACCACAGCATCACAGCTTATAGCTTCGTTCTTTGACGAGGAGGGCATTGAGTTTATCAGCACTGCAACAAGCACAGGAACAGAGAACTTCACAGTCGCAGTACCAGAGAATGCGTACTATGTTAAGTATATCATTGACAAGGACAAGAACTATCGTGCTGTGCTGAGTGGATATGAAGCACCTGAGCCAGAACCTGACCCAGAGCCAGAACCTGACCCAGACGAACCACAGAAGGATGCGGTATTGGCAACAGTAACAGACCTTGGAAAGCAGGACAACACCTACTGCTATGCTGTGGACGACCAAGTGGAGAGCAAGGCATATACAAAGCATGAATCTACGAACAGGACAATTATCAACCGCGAGACTGGCGAGAACGAATCGCAAGACGCGACTGTATCGACAGATTACATCCAGGTAAGAAGCAGCGACGGAAAGCGTTATGCCACAAAGATAATCACCAACGTGTCGAGCTATACTATGGCTGCATGCTACGATGCAAACAAGAACTATCTTGGATATATAGCAGGCAAATTCTCTCCGGCAGACACTACCGATGGATGGTGCGAGAAGGTGGAGAATCTTGGAGAGGAGTATACATTGTACAACGTGATTGACGGCACTGTGTATATGCGCTTTGTCTTCGTTAAGGGGCAGAATACTGAGTATACCATCATTGGTGATATTACTGATGTAGAAAAGCCAAGCAAGCCAACCATAACCATCGACGAAGAGAAGAAATCGATAACGATGAGTGTGTCTGGCGACCATGATATTTACTATGTGATATATACTGACGCAAGCGAATATCATCTGCCAACGACAAACGACTCGCACTATGCAGGAGGATTCTCGCTGACTAAGACATGTTATATTGCAGCAAGGTCATACAACAGCACCACCAAGGCATACAGCGACGAACAGAAAGTAACCTACACCTACAACGGAGGTGGAAGTGAAATCAAGTCGATTGGCGTAAAGGAGGGTGCAAGGTCTGGAAACACAGTTCAGTTCTCATGGTTCCAAGTGGGTGGAGTAACAGGCACTCCTTCATGGAAGGTAAGTGATACGACCAACTTCAGCATCTCGACGAGTGGACTGATGACTATCAAGCAGACTGCAAACAATAATGCTGTGACCGTCACATGTACTGTTGGAGGATATACTGGAACACTCAAGAAGAGCTATTCGTATGTAAGCAGTGGAAGCATAGAACTTGGCAAGGAGTATAAGAATGCTGAATCTCCGTTTGTTGTCGTAGAAAAATATCTCAGCTCAGCAACAGGAAGCGTAAATGGAGAAAAAGAACCAGATTTTGTATACATGAAGATTGACAAGGCTTCGTATACTCAAGGACTTACGATGACTGTTACTGGAACCGCTACGAAGACGAGGTATTATTCATTGCTTAAATCATCGTTCTTAGATGCTGATGGAAACATAAGCATTAAGGTTTCGGCAGTTGCAGACGGATTGATGGCAGATGGCTTTACGTCAGATTATGATGGAAGATTCTCTCGTCATATCGGAAAGGCAGCAAGTGTGTATACAAACAACAAGCTGACAGAGACCATCGACGTTCCGACAAGCACATCGAATGGAGATTGCATGTACCTGCTTGTATACAAGCCAAGTGACAGCACATCTGATGTCACCATTGTATTCAACAAGAAGGAACAGGGCGGTTCGGACACACCATCAGAACCAACAGCAAAGACTCCTTTTGTTGTGGCAACGTGGAATATCAAGGGTGGATCGAAGAAGAGCAGCTCGAATGTAAGTTCGCTGAAGAATGTAATTACTGAGGCTGGAAATCCTATGATTATAGGAGTGCAGGAATACAGAGACCTATATGAAGATAGCGGTGTAACATTGCGAGACGGAATCTTTGGTGGATATACCAATGCCAACATCGAGACTCCAAACAGCACAAGTTTTAAAGTCTTTGCAAATGCTCTGTTTATGAATAACGTATCGAATCAAGTAGATCAGGTTAAGTTCGGTGCAGGCTCAAAGAGTATTACTGCCGTATCAAGCATAGTAAACATTCAGGGTGTAGATGTTCTTGTGATTTCATATCACGCATATCTTGGAATTGGAGCATCTGGAACGCTGAGTGAAACGACTGCTAATTCTTGCAAAATCAGGCAGACGCATTCAATCAATCTGAGAAAGTACATTGAGTCAAAGGGCTTTGGAGATGCAGATAAACCTGTCATCATCCTTGCTGATATGAATGCCACTGGAACATTCGTTGCTGACTCAACAGATACAACGAAACTTACAGGTACGCATTCGACAGACACGGTTCTTGACGGAGTTTATTACGGACAAGGATGGGGAGATGCAGGCTATGAGATTGCAGCAGCTGTAGAGCCATGGAATACATCAGGATGGCGAAATACGTTGATGGACGAGACTGGATCAAATTCCTTCCCTATTGACAACATCATTGTCAAGGGCTTTACGATAAGCAATGTTGTATTTGCCGACAAGACCAAGAGTTATTCTGACCATAGGATGCTATTGGCTACATTAACATTTAAGTAAAAAGTATGAGCGATATTCGTAATATCAAATTCACAAGAATGGGTGGTGGGGAGAATACTCCTCATCATCCTGTTCGTTGCCAAGGTATGCCACCTGCTGTTGTGGTTAGTGAAAAACTTCCTAATGACGCGCGCAGTGTAATTGAACTTGCAAAGAGTACGGCTGAAGAGGCTGTACGACTTATGGGACACTCTATAGAAGATATAGAGCAGACTACCATATCTAATACAAGCCATGGCGAGAATGTGCTTACCATTACTTTGAAGGATGGACATATTAGGAAGTTTGTTGTGCGAAATGGTACAGATGCTGATATTGCAGGTGCTTCTGCTGCGCGCGATGCTGCAAATAAGGCTGCTAATGATGCAATGAAGGCGAAGAGTGAATCTGTAGCTCAGACTAATATTGCGGTTGCTGCAACAAATTCTGCAAATAGCGCTGCAGAGTCTGCAAGAAACGCATCAACAGAAGCAATAGGAGCAGCAAATAATGCAAACGATGCTGCTTCTTCTGCAAGAACAGCTGCGTCGGCTGCAAATACTGCAAAGAACAACGCAGAAACTGCAACTACTGATGCAAACGAAGCAAAAACATTGGCAAATGCTGCTGCAGAAAAGGCAAATGCCAGTGCTGGAGTTGTAGAAAGTTTGCTTGGAGATTTATATGGAGAGTCTGGCGTGCTATCAACTGGCAGTATTTATATGGACATAACGACACTTGAACTTTCTTCTTCTAATAATGGTCCTACTATAGAAACTAATTCTCCTTTTGTTCTCAACCCTGGAGATAGCTTAACAATAAAGAGTAATGGCGGCGGCATGCTCGATTTGTACGAGGTGGAATCTTACGAGAACGGTAAACGCGCAACACATTTAAAATATCAAAGCGTAAACTACGATGAAAACTGCTCTTATATTGAATACAAGAATAATAAAGGATATTCTATTGTTGTATTTACTACTTCAGAAGAGGATGCTCCAAGCGGAACATATAAAATAATCAAAAGTAAAAACATCGTTGAGCGGGCGCAAGAAATAATCGACACTTTTGAATCTAACGAATCGCAGCGTCAAGCAACATTTGAGGAAAGTGAAGCAAGCAGAGCAACCACATTTACGCAGAGTGAAGCAAGTAGGACTACAACGTTTGAGCAAAGCGAGGCAAGCCGCAACACTACATTCCAAGCGAGCGAAGCAAGCCGAAATACTACATTCCAAGCGAGCGAAGCAAGCCGAAATACTACGTTTGAAGCAAAGGAGGCAGAGCGAGATGCGGCAAATGAGGCTGCTACTAATGCTGCTGCGCAACTAAGTGAGTTAGCCCAACAAGTCAATACCGCGATAGAGGAGGTGAAAAAACTCAATGACCTATTTGGCAATGGTGTGGAGGGATATGTAAGGGTAAGTGGCACAAGCGACCCTGCGTTTAACTACCTGGAGTACAAGCATACGGTTGGCACGGAGTCGGTGTTTGATTGCCTTAAACCTTGCTTGGTGGGTAACAACTTTACTGGGCATGTGGGCGAGATACTTCATGTGCTTAACCCGCTGAATTGGTATGTGGATGAGCATGGCGATGCGCGGAAGATTGACGGCAGCGAGGGTGAGGTGCTGATATGCAATGTGCGCTCGGTGTGGGAGATTGCGCAGCACGTTACGGTTGGCGCGGTGACTTATGATGTGTTCTTGCGCTCATACACTCCTTTTGAGTGGATGGGTACACCAGCAAGTGAGATTAAGCCGATGGGTATTGCTCCTCACTTCTGCGTGGCACATAAGGATGAGGATAATGTGACTCGTATGCACTCGGCGTACAACATGGAGTGGGATGGGTCTTATCAGGCACAGCACTCGGTGGTGGGCAAGTATGTGCAGACTCAGGAGGAGGATGGCAGCATCAGCGAGGAGTATGATGCTGATGGGGCTATCTTCGGTGGGGCTGGTGGTCTGCATACTACTGACTTGTCGCTGATGACGGGGGAGCAATATGCGATGAATATCAACGAGGACACGACCAAAACTTATCCTTACTTCAACGCTACAGCTCGCGCGGAGGAGCTGATGTATGCGGCGATGGTTGCGGAGGGCGGCACGTTCGACGCACACCATCCATTGCTGATGGGTAGTGGCTTTTGCTGCAATGATGCGACAACGAGTGATGCGCATTGGGCGGAGACGGAGGCTTCGGCGCGTAATGGGTTTAGATACCAAAAGGCGGATGGGACTTGGGTCAATCTCAATATCTCTAAGCGAGGTAACGAAGGCTTTAATGCAGCCATGACTGGCGATAATCAATGCACTTGCTGCTATCTCAATTTTTGGCGCAGTCCGTGGCGCGTGATGGAGCAGCAGCGGGTGATGATATATGCGATAGAGCATAATGTGCCTGAGTTGACTTGGTTCGCGTTTGAGGGGAACAAATATAAGTGGCGGCACGTTGAGGGATTCGCTGGTCCTTCGGAGGGTGCGATGACTTGTGTGGTATGGAAGTGCTTTGCAAGTAAGTTCGGTGAGGGGTGTGTGGATACTACGACAAGCCTCGATGTGAGTGGTCTGCGATGCGAGTATCTGTTCTGCTCGGCTATCTATCGAGGTAGGATTACTGATGTGTCTCCGTCGTGGTGGACATCGGGACTTATCTTTACTGAGGATTCCGATGGAGCATATCAAGCCTATATGCAGAGAGACCAGCGTAAGTTGATTAAGAGTATCTCGCAGACGAGAGCGGAGACTGATGCACGGTGGGCGTTTGAGGACGAATATGACCATGTGGGCGAGTTCAACTACGGTATGGGTTATCGAAAGGACTATAATGATGGTGCGCTGATGCTGCCTAACAATAAAGCAACTCAAACGGGTGCTAGCTTGCATACTTATGTGGGCGGTTATCAAAATTTGTCAGGCAAAAAGCCTTCAGTTGGTTCCTTGATCGTGCGTGGCTTCCGCCGTGGCAACTACGCTATCTACGCGGCCTTGTCTCCGCTTTACGTTTACGGCCTCTACACGCCTACGAGCGCGGCCTCGAGCATCGCTTTCGGCATCTGCTGCGCAATCGAGACCAGCGGCTCGTAGAGCCGCCGCGACAACAAATGAAAATCCTATGTAGCACAGTTAAACACGAATGTATAGTAGTGGGCGCGGCTGATGGTTGAAAGATGGCTGTCTTGATTCCCGAATGGTTCCTTTGTCGTTCGTGGCTTCCGCCGTGGCGTCGGCGCTTACTACTCGTCCTTGTCTCCGCTTTACGTTTACGGCCTCTACACGCCTACGAGCGCGGCCTCGAGCATCGCTTTCGGCAACTATGCGCAATAATAAATGATGAAATCAAGAGGCCAGACACAAGAGGTCGAACAATTCTGAAAATGTAGTGTAAGAACTATGGCAGACCGCCAATATAAGGTGAGGTAGGCTGCAGGATAGTCAGAAGCCTGCAATCGGCGCAGCAGATAATATGAAGAAGTCAACGAGAGAATATATATTGAACCCGTGGAACCTGCGGAATGCGGTGCTGAAATCGTATAGGCGAAAGACGAAACGGCAGAGAGAGAAGCGAGAGGTGAAGGAGGTGATGGATAACTTCTGGAGCTTCGTGGAAGCGACCAACAAGGAGCTGGTGGATGGTACTTATAGGGTGGGCGAGTACAGACACTTTGTGATACATGACAAGAAGGACAGGAACGTGTCGGTGCTTCCATACAAGGACAGGTGCGTGCAGAACTTGGTGAAGGATGCCATAGAACCTATCATCATGAACAAGATGACGGATGATATGTATGGTGGTCTGCCTAAACGTGGCATCGTGACGAAGCGAGGCAACAGGAGCATGACGAGAAGGATGCGCTCGATTGTATCATCAGGCAAATACGGGTGGTATTGGATGGGCGACATCAAGAAATTCTATGACTCGCTGAATAATGCTGTCATCATGAAGCGTGTGGAGCGGTGCATACACGACCCGTTCACGGTGGGGCTGATCAGGCAGTTTGTGTGGGCTCAGCCTACATTGGCTATCGGTGACCCGTTCAGCCATTTGCTGGCGAACCTCTGCATGAGTGACTTGGTAAGATATATAAAGTGCAAATATCCAGAGTGCGAGATAGTAAACTTTGCCGATAACATAATAGTATTTGCAAAGTCGAAGGATGAAGCGAACAATGTAGGTAAAGATGCAAGGTCTTTTGCTGCAACGAAATTGAGGCTTCATTTCCACGATGGAGACCATTCAGCACCTATTGATACTATAAATGGAATACACTTCTGCGGAAGGGTGTATTTCACGAATGGAAAAGTTAAATTAAGAAAAGGGACGAAAGAGAATATTTCAAGAGCGAAGGACAAGCCATTGAGCACAGCTTCGTATAAAGGAATTCTATGTTCGGCTAATTGTAAACATTTAAGTAAGGTTATATATGGCAAAGCAACGTACACCATTTGCAGGAAGGCAAGTAAAGGCTGACGGACTGCTCGGAATAAAACATACCATTGTTGCGAAAGAGCGAAAGCAATCTAAGCAGCGTGGCAGAGAGGGTGAGTTCTATTATGATGTGCAAGCTATAGCGGAAGGTCTTGGATTGATTCGTTATTCTACATCTGCAAAGCAGCTTGTTGCACATTTAGAGAGCGAGAGCATTCCAATTCGTGACTTGTATATAGACCACGATTGGCGAGGTCTATACTATCGAGGAACGGTGTATAGTGACCAGGAAGAAGCTGACATGATAAGGCAACAATTCAATATTGAATACTAATATGTGGCAAGAAACATTTGACGAGAAGCACAAGCAAGGCTTTGAGCGACTCACAGGCGGTAACAAATATCGCCTCTACATCAACGAGAGTGAGAACGATGGGCAATACACATACGATGTGTATGAGTTCCAAACTAAACCAACTGATGAGCATATAAAGTCGGTTATCATCGCTGACAACTATACGTTGGAGGAGGAGGTAAAGATTATCCGCAAGACTATTTCTGCGCTGCTTAATGCAAATTCAGTCGAGGTTGAGGAGTTTGCCGCTTACAACGATAAGGTTGAGAGCATTACCTTTGCAGTTGATGAACTTGGAAAGGTGGTGCAGACTGCGCAAGGTAGCGGTACTGCTTTTGACCCTTACAAGGTTTGGAAGGTCGGCATGAGTGTCGTAGAAGGCGATTGGTGGATGACACAAGATGGCTACCTTTGGCAAGCGAATAAGTCTGGTGTTCCAGCATCATCTACTGATGCCGAGTATTGGGATATTCCAGAGGGTGCGATATGATTTGCAAGGACTACAAGGAGGCTTGTGATGACAAAGCTGACTATCAAGACGTGATTGCTACCGTGTTTGGTGGGATGATTGCGGCTATGGTGTTCTTGCTTAGAGAGGCATTTCTTGGATTCTATATTATGAGTTATCGCCCTAAGTCACTGGGTTGGACAACGCGCTGATGCGCGATGAACTGTGGTAAATGAAATGAAGAAAGGAGATGTCTGTTATGGCATGCGGAGGTAAGAAGAAAGGCAAGGGTACTGGTCGCGGTACTGGTAAGTGCTAAAACGCTTAGGCGTGAGTAAAAAGTTCCCGATATGTTTGGTCATGTCGGGGATTTTTTGTACCTTTGCGGCATGAATAACGTAGATCATCCTATGCACTATAACGGACACCCATCTGGTGTGGAGTGCATAGACATAGTTAGGCACTATAACTTTGACATAGGGTGCGCGATAAAATACCTGTGGCGTGCTGGTCTTAAAACAGAAGAGGGTATGGACAACCTACAGAAAGAGGTGGAGGATTTGAAGAAGGCAATATGGTATATAAATGACCACATTGAGACGATAGACCCTGAACATAAGTATCACGAACAATGAACGAGAAGGAATTGAATGGGTGGTTCTGCTCCCTGCCTACGAAACGAAAGGAGCATATTGCGGCTAAGATTCTGCTGAAAGATGGTGGAGACGTGCATCTGGCAAAGTACCCTAACTGCACTGCTATATGGCTACAGATAGACAAGGTTCTGAAGGAGAGGATATATGACCACTGCACTAACAAGCATGGTGACTGTGTGGATGACTGGCAGGAGGGTGATGTGTTTAGCTTCTGATACAGCGCAGGAGACTTATGTGTGGACTCTTTTGTATTGGATAAGTGACTGGTAATCGGTCACTTATTTTTATTTCTGGACTTGTTGTGAACGACCTATAAATAGTATGTATCTTTGCACCGTCGAAAGACAAAGAATTTAATACATATTACTATGGGTGAAACAATGAACACTGAACACATCGTCTGTCATGACGGAGGGTGTAACGCAGCAACAATGGCTGCATTGATGAACAACAAGTCGAGTGACCCTGCTGTATGGGCATCTCTGATGAACAATGGTGGTAACAACTGGATGAACAATCCATGGATTTACTTTGTATTCTTGGCTATGTTTGGAGGTAATGGGATTTTCGGCAACAGGAATGGCGAGATGGAGAATGCCAACAGCAGGGCTATTGCATCGCTGTCGAACCAGATCTCTGATAATCATAACAACGATCTTGCATTGCAGGCAATAAACGGCAATAGGGCTGCATTAGGTCAGTTGGCACAGACATTTAATTGCGACATTAACCAGTTGCAGACTGCTGTTTGTGGAGTGAAGAGTGCAATCGAGCAGGTAGGTGGAGCTGTAGGTTATTCTGCTGAGAGCGTAAAGAATGCCATTGCTCTTGGTAACAATTCAATCATTCAGCAGATGTGTAACTGCTGCTGCACGCAAAAGGAACTGATTCAGCGGATGGGTTATGAGGCTCAGCTACAAAATTGTCAGAATCAGGGGCAGACAATGGCAAGGATTGATCAGTTGGCAAATGGCGTACAACAGGGATTCTCATCTATTGGCTACCAGAGCGAGAAGAACACATCGTCTATCCTGCAAGGTCAGTCAGCACAGACACAGACAATCTTGGCTGCACTAAACAACCACTGGACTCAGGATTTGAGAGACAAGCTGTTTGATATGTCGCAGCAGGCACAGACTGCAAGCATCGTAAGTCAGCTCAAGACAACCTAAACATTAACCTTGGCTCATCTGTAACAGGGTGAGCCTTTATGATTTGTTGCTATGACGTTCAAAGATGTAAAAGCAGGATATCTTGTATATCTTCTGCATAGGAAGGACAACGAGATAAAGGTAACGACTGGCAAGGTCACAGCCGTATCGCTGCCAAGAATACAAGTTCCACAGCAGTTTGTACCTGCTCAGACACAGCAGCTTGTAGTAGATGTAACAATAGATGACGAAGGGATAACAAAGAGTTATACGATACCAGAGACGCACACAACGACCTATGCCGGGAATGACCTTGTACTATCGACTACTAAGGATGGTATATTGAGAGAGGTTGAGGCGATGAAAGCGAGTGCTGAAGAGGTGCTTGCAAGCGTGGATAAAAACAAGGCTGTAGTGTCTTCGTGTGACAAGATACTTACTGAGTGGAATCCAGTATTCAAGGAGAAGAAAGAGACAGAAGAGAGATTTGGCAAGATAGAGAATGCCTTGTCAGACATGAGTAATATACTTAAAGCTATTAGTGATAAAGTATTGTAGATGGCTATAATTTTAGCAGCAGACCAAACGGAGTGGCAGGCGTTGACGAGCGTCTGTCACTTTTTGCTTGTTCGATAGAAAAGATAGATACAGTAAATGATACCGATCAGGAATACCATCCCATGAAAGTGATGAATGTATTTTCCGAAAGCACCATATTGTCCTTCTGGGTATCTTGTAAGCCATAGGCATATGACAAACAGATAAGTATATATTATTCCAAAAAGCTGTCTCCAGCACATTCCGATGATCCAGGAGAAACAGAATACGAGAAAGAATCCTGATGATACAACGATGCATTCATACATGATCTTCAATTCATCTACTGATCCAGATGCTTTCAAAAGATCTAAAACGAGCAGCATTCCGGTCATTACACATGCAGATACGGCAGAGATAATAGGGATATGCTGAGCAGACTTAATAGATACTTTCCTGAATGAATATCTCATAGAAATAGCAGGTTTTAATGGCACAAATATATACTCAATTTGATTTCACACCAAACAATTAGACCGTTTTAACACAAAAATGCTGCTATCTTCGCAGACAACAGCATAAAAATAAATAGTTTATTCAGATTCGCTTATTAAAAGACTAACAAAATATTCGCAATCATCGAGGTCGACATATTCGACGTATCTATTACGCTTTGTACAATATCGACCGTTAATACAGTTTCTTCCAATATTGCATCTGTGGCACAATGTATTATCTTTTTCCATACATACTAATATCAAGTACGAATATAAGCCATGATATCATAACTTCTGAAAGATCAGCACAGACACATACTGATGGAATTAACTCTATCGTATATGGTGTCAAGAAAAACTTTATCCTCATTGATCCGGAAGCATCTCAATGTCTGCCAATGTTATGTTTGTAGAAACAACAGTCCTGTTGTCATTTCGATTATAGCTTCTTGTATTGAAGCGAACGTCTGCAAAGACTCTGGAACCTGGTTTTATTTCGATAAAATCAATCTTCTCTACGGTCTTGTTGAGAGCAGTAACCTGAAGCTTTGATGTCAAATACGAACTGTCGTTATTTACGATAAGATTTCCTTTCTTGTCACATTCATAGTATTCCAGGACAAGATCTTGACGCATATAGTCGTTACCGGCAGCAGAAACACCTTTCTCAGCCTTGTTGACCACTTTGACTAAACATTGTATCCACATATTGATATGAAATAAAAAACTGCCAGAGAGAGGATTGCAGTCCTGACTCTCTGACAGGGAGATTATTTTCTTAGACTCGATAGAAAAAATCGCTTGTTTATGTGATGTCTGCAACCATCATTTGTGGTGCAAATGTACTAATTTTGTTCTGGTGTTAATGATTTTCATATACTTATTTTTTAAAAATAAAAAACGCGGACATGAACTGCACAGGTATCATGTCCGCAAATCTATCATTGAAAGTTAAGGATTACACTAACGTACTTTATTCTGAAGCTTCAGCTCGTATTCTATCGTAAGTCTCGACAAGCTTTCTCCGTCTTTCAAGTGTGTAATAAGGCCTACCCTGAAGTATCTGTATGGTGTACCATGCTTGCTTACAATACGTGGTCCTTTTGATGATGCTATAGTAAACCAGTTGTACATATCTCTCGATCCATACAGGATCATATCGACAGGATAGCCATCTGATCCGTCGTTGTTAGTTCGCCTGCTTGGAGAGAAATTACCCCTTGCGACCACAGTACGTATCGTCTTCAATGAGTCAGGCTCATCGAGCTTTATCGGACGAGTAAGTATATATCCATCGTATGGCATACCGATGCTTTCTGATGATCCATCAATGGTAAAGTCGATAAGCAGGTTGTCATCTTGCATGGTTGCCATTGCATATGCCTGAGGATATGAGTTGATCGCAGACAGTACATTGACATCCATCGTTGTCCACACCTTGTCCTTCATGTTGAAGACAAAGCAAACATCATATTCCGGATTGCTTACTATGATACGCTGATGAGTATAGTCGTAATGCATATGTCCGGTCTTGATAAAATCCTTGAATGATGGGAATAGATCAATATTTTCCATTGTTATTCTGATTTTTCAATATACACAGGGGTATTTGCTGTACTTGTCATATCTCCAATAGATACAACGACGAAAACAGTTGCTGACTTGCGTTCTGTGCTTGTATTTTCTTTTGCAGTAACGATACCTGTATTTCCGTCAATTGAGAATAATGATGACGTGTCAGAAATCATATATTCGACATTTGCACCAGTAGTACATTCCTTTACTGTGCCATCTTCGTATACTGCATTGTATTTGTATTTTAACGTAGGAGAAAGCTGTCCGCCTGAAGATGGTATTACAGATGTTCCGCCACCTCTATACGACAGAGTCACTGTTGGAATGGTATAAGATATTATGCCTGGTTCTTTTTTGCCTGCTGTAAAGATATCTGTGTGCTTTGTCAACAAAGCTTGCACATGCTCCTTGTAAAGATCGACAAACATATCACTTGTTCCATCAAAGATCTCGCTTATGCATGTCACCTGTGATCCGCTGATCTCCATTAGACCACGGGCTGTTGCAAAGATGACAGATTGGTTGAGCTGCAGGATGGCGTCTGCGCTAAGTGCTACGTCGCGGCTGATCGGCTGCTTCGATGCCCATCCTCCTGTATTGTTAGGATATAGTGCCCACACTCCATCTTCGCTGAATGCATACATAGGGTATTCACCGAACTGGCCCTGTGAGAGTGCTTGCACGGCAGGAACCATGGCGATCAGGTTTGCGCTGATAGACTCTACGTTCTCGCTTCGGAATGACCATGGATTATCAACGTCTGAAGTATATATTGTGTTAAGTTCGTACACTACATTATCGTCAGTAGGCAAAAGCTGTGGAGAAACGCTGCTTCCTATGATATCCTCCTGTATGCTTTCGAATCCTTCAAAAGCTACCGAAGCATTCAGTCCGTTATGCTCTTTCAGCGTAATGTTGGATGATCTCTTGTCAGTATATTTGCTGTAACATACCTGTAGCATCTTTGCAGATGGATTAGGATAGCAGATATATGGTATATAATAATTCTCGATCGTAGGCGTCTTTTCTGATTCGCTTGTCAGTACAATGCTCTTTCCGTTCTCCACGATCTTGATGTTAGTATCTGGATATGCCCAATAAGGATCTATCGGATCCTGATATGTAACCATATATTTTATCGAAGGTGCATATTTTAGCTCCCTGAAAACGCCAGAATAATTGATCCTGTTGTTGTATTCCTTTGTCTCCTTTGGGATAATATTCTCGTGGGAATAGTATTCTCCTGTCATAGCCTCTTTTGTAGACAGGTTGTTAAGTGCTCCTTCAAGATCAATCTCTTCTCTCTCCTCAGTCTGTAGTTTGTCAATTGGTATTGACTTGACAAAATAGAATGTGCTGCATTCGCGTATTTCGTTGCTTATATACTCTTTAGATTTCAAAGGAAGGGCAAATTCAATACATGGTGGAGGAAGTAGAGCAGTTCCTTCCTCTGTTGGAGTATAAAATCTATTTCCATTCCATAAGATTCTTCTTGCATCTACATTAAAATGAGATGTATCGTATATCGATTTCTTCTTGTATATATCATATTGTGACGAATCTTTCATTGTATCTTCGTCAAAGTATGATTTAGATACCGTATAATTCTTCTTTTGCTTTAGATAAGCAAATTCGTAGTTTATATCATCCATGTACGTTTCTCCATAAATCTGAATTACATCGTCTCCGTTTATGCGAAATCCCTTGATTTCACCGTCCTGTTCGTATGGGTAGAATGGATTAGATACAAAGATGTCAACGCTCTTTATGATATCCGACCAATTTGAAAGGTTTTGACTTACTTTTGCTTGGTAGTCCAATGAATAAGATTGAGCTTCGAGATAGTATTTGAACTTTTGAGGCTTATCTCTTGTTTCGAACCAGTATATATAATCAACAGCAGCCACCGGTGAGCAACCTGTATTTGTAACCATCAAAACAGGGCATGAATGCATCGTCAATGTGTTGTCGTATAACCTGTATGCATACCTAATGATAAATGGATGTACAAAACGGCCCTTCTTCGTTTCATCATTGATATATTCAGCAATACGAGCCATCACGGAGTCGGTTATTGATTTTCTGTTAGAGAAAGACTTATCTAACGTAGCTTCATCTTCTAACTCTGCTGTAGTGAAAAAGTCTATATCGTAAAAGCTTAAAAAGCCTTTTTCGTAGTCTTTTGTGTTTCTGTTTATTCTGCTATGCTGTATGAGGCCAAAAGAAAGATATACTTCAGGAAGGTGATCTCCAAGCTCTTTATATTTCCATTCTGTCCACAGACAATAGAACACTGAGCCAGTCGAATGGAAAACAAGAGAGTTTCCGACAGCAGATATCTTGTAATCCGTTTCTGGATCTAAGTTCTCTTTTGTAAAATTTCCTGTATATCCAGTTTCAGTGTTTACCTTACCATCGGTAAGTGACACCCAATAATAAGATCCATCCTCACCACTTCGGCAGATCAGATGGTTGTATTCCTGGTTCTTGTGCTGGAACAATACTGTGTCTTTGCCAAAGTTGTGCATAACCAATGGAGCAGAGCTGCTTGATGATATAACGGATCCATCATTGTGCAGTACGTTAAGTGCTGCCGACAGATGACCGTCCTGCACCTCATAGTCCGATGGAGACGTGCTGAGGCCAAGGAGTGATATTTCGTTTATCTTTGTAGGCATGTTATTTTTCGTTAAGTTCTACTTCTGTGAATTTCTTAGTAAGCGCATCTTCGAGTGGTGGCTTGCGTTTAGGGCATGAGTATACATCGCATCTTGAAGAGTGGTATAATCCTGCATACATGGCGCATTTTGCGTCGTTTTCGAGTGAGCTCTCGAGTTTCTTGCGTAGGTCTGCAATCTCTTCATCGTGCTTGTTCTGCATCTCGTGTTTCCCTTCCCACATTCTTTCTATCTTCTCGTTGAGGCGTTTGCATTCCTGGTTACGTTCGTCTACGAGTTTTCTCCATTCGTCGTTTGACGTTGATTCGTTCCTGATCTGCTGAGCCATATTCTCGAGTTCTCTTTTCTGTTTCTCCTGCCTACGATACATGAAGATACTTGCCAATGATACAATAGCCGCTACTATGTAGCCAAGCCATGAGCTGATGATGATGTCCATTTCTTTTTATATTAAAAATTTGTCGCAAAAATATCCATTAGATATTGCATCTTAATGTTATTTGTTCACTCAGCAAAATGGTGTGAACAAATAAAGGGATAATGGTTACCGTGTTTTTTATTTTTGCGCAAAAACATAAAAGAAAGAATATGGCAGACAAGATATCTACAAGGGCATTCCGCAGGCTTAGCCGCGTGACTCAGCAGTCAACGATAGGTGGGGCAGGAGTGCTCGACAGCGTGCAGTCGCAGATGTCACTGTACGAGACAGATCATCGTTTCATGCCGCTGCTGATGGCCGCAGAGCATGATTGGCAGATGATGCGCAAATTCCGCAACGAGCGAGAGCGTAATAAGCGTATGTATTTTGGTGATCAGTGGTCGGATATCGTGCATGTAGGAAACAAGACGATGAGGATGGACGAATATCTCAAGCAGCAGGGATCCATACCTCTAAAGACAAACCTTATTCGTAGGCTCGGCAACTCAGTGCTCGGTGTACAGATCGGACAGCACCTGGAACCTACATGCATTGCACGAGATAGAGACGAGCAGCGTCTTGGAGAGATGATGACAACGGCACTTGAGTATGTGCGTACCAACAATGACATGGAGCTGCTTGAGATGGAGCAGTTTCAGGAGTTCCTGATCGGTGGACTTGCCTTGGAACGCAAGCGTTTCGGGTGGAAGGATGGAGAGTACGACGTATGGACAGAGGCGTGTGACCAGCGTTATTTCTTCTGCGACTCGAACATGAAGGATCCTCGTCATCGTGATGTGCGTAGGCTTGGATATATGCATGACTTCACTTGGGGTGAGCTTGTGCATGAGTTCGCATTCGGCAAGGATGGCCGTAAGATGATCAACAGGCTACAGAAGATCTATGAGGTGGCACTGAACCGTGAGCTTATCTTCCAATGCTGTGAGGAGTTCGGTCACAAGCGGTTGTCAAGCATCAATTTCCTGGTACCTAACGATCCTTCACTCTACCGTGTCATCGAGGTGTGGACAAGAGAGACAAAGGAAAGGTATCGTTGTCATGATGATGCTACTGGCGAAACATATCGCATCAACAAGGAAGATCTGTGGGAGATAGATGAGGAGAATGCAAATAGGATCAGCATGGCACGAGCTGAGGGCATACCTGAAGATGATGTGGCATTGATCGAAGCAGAGTGGTTTGTAGATGACTATTGGTATTGCCGGTGGCTGGCTCCCACAGGAGAGGTTCTTAAGGAGTACGAATCTCCGTTTGACCACAAAGAGCATCCGTATGTATTCATCTTCTATCCTTTTGTCGATGGCGAGACACACAGCTTCATATCAGATGTGGTGGATCAGCAGATCTACGTAAACCGACTGATCACAATGCAGGATTTCATCATGCGTGCATCGGCAAAGGGTGTTCTGCTTGTTCCTGAGGAGTGCATACCTGACAATATGGATGTCAATGATTTCGCAGATGCATGGACAAAGTTCAATGGCGTTCTGCTCATCAGTCAGCGTGCCGGCAACAAGCTGCCAACACAGGTATCGCAGAATGCAACGAATATAGGCATAGGAGAGCTGCTTAACCTGCAGCTTAAGTTCTTTGAGGACATCTCAGGCGTACATGGAGCGTTGCAGGGACAGACTCCAACGAGTGGCACATCAGGCAGACTGTACGAACAGCAGATGGCCAATGGTGCTACTGCATTGCTTCCTATCCTGCAAGCATTCACATGGTTCATAAAAGAGGGATCGAGAAAGGATGTAAGCAACATACAGCAGTGTTACGACGATAATCGAATGATAAACATCGGCGGAAAGTCTGTATACTATGAGGCTTGGAAGATGCAGGATCTTAAGTTCGATCTTAAGATAGGCGAATCACAGAATACTACTGTTTACAGACAGATGGCCGACGAGATGCTACAGATGCTGTTCGAGAAGGGTGTCATCACAGTTCAGGAGCTGCTCAAGCATTGCTCTTATCCTATGGCAGACGCCTTGCTTCAGGATGTTGACTCTCGCATGCAGCAACAGCAGGAAGCACAGCAGATGGCCGGTGCTTCAGGTGGAGGCATGAATGGGGTTCCTGTAGACGTCAATCCGCAGCTCTTGCAGGCTGCTCAGGCTGAGGCCAGGCAGAACGCAGACATGAATGCAGTAGAAATGGCCAAGAGGACAATGCAAAATATAGCCTAAGATTTGTTGTTTTTATGTGTGTGGTAATAATAATAGGTTAGAAGAATGCAGCCCGTCGTGAGACGAGCTGCATTCTTTTTATTCACAGTACCATTTATAGAAGAATCTCTTTCGCTGATCGTATACCGATGGTGGAATTGAGTGACGCCATGCTCGTTTAGACTTTCGGCTTGACGTGTAGTATATTGCCTGATTCATGAGCGTTGCAGGATGCTTATAGTCTGGACGTATCACTCGAGTAAATCTAATGCCCTGGTTGTGCGTCTCTTCTATCGACGATGTAACGATCAGCTTTTTGCTCGTAGAGCTTGGTATTACATACTGTCTGTTGCCTGTCTTCAGGTATCTCGCATTTGCTTCGATGATGGCCTGCCTGAGAACAAGGCATGCTTTTAGTTTTCTTAGGATCTTGAACATATGATAATAAGTTAAAGTGTTGCTTCATTCATCTCCGATGCCTTGATGCTGCTTCCGGTATACATAGATTGCGCATCGATGATCTTTGGCAGAGGCATTTCGTTGAAACAGATATGCAGCGTGAATGCTCTTGTCATCAGTAAGTCATCGTGATGTCCTTCTGCTGCTGCAAACGATCCGTTTTTTGCACGTTGGTAGGTGTTGTATTCCTCCAACACACGAATGTCTCTTTCTACATACAGCTGCTCTCTTACGTATACGACGAGACCGGAAATGATCAGTGGCTTTGTAAGCGTGTTTGTATGGAAACCATATCTTACTGCCTGATCTCTGTTGTTCACCTCCTGATCAGTCTGTCTTCTTGCATACAGGTTGTTGTAGCATCGCTTAAGCACATTGAGTATATATGCCGACTGATCGCCATCGAGCCCGTTGTCTGAGCTGTGTGTCTCGAGAGTGTTGCTTTCGATCACCAACAGTGCATTATCGTAAAACATGGCAATCTGTGCTGCTTTCCACGCCAGAAGATCGTGATCTATATGGCCACGCCATTGTGCTACGACTTCAGGGCGTCCTCCGTCGATCATGTTAAGCCTGTCGATGACAACAATAACAGACCAGTCGGCCTTATTGCTACGTCCTCCGATATCCACACCAACGACATAACGATCTGTAACCTTGAAATCGCGTGCAGATCGAGGATCTTCCCAACTGAGAGGGAACTCCCATATCCACAACTCACCCTGGTGATCCTCGACGAACTTCAGATTCTTAAGGCATGCTGCATTGCGATCTGTCTCACGAAGATCCGGAAGAGCTTCTCCGTATATGTCACCGACAACCTGTGGTGGCCGGCATGCAGGCCTGAACTTATCTACGTGGTATTGGTCGAATACATTGGCTCCACTGTTGACAAAAGCCTCAATATCGTCACTCGGATACTCCGCTGCCATGCTGTCATGGCCTGACGGAAATTCTGTTCGTTTTAGTATGTACCACAGAATACCTTCGAGTGTTGCTCCCGATTGCCATAGCTTCCACAGATAGATGCCAGGCTCATGCAGGTTGTCTGATACGCTTCTGTTCTCTCGGTTGTCATACAGCCACTGTGCGAATTCGATCATGGTAGATGGGCATCCTGCGGCCTTGAATAGCTCAACCTGAGCAGGAAGCATCACTGGTTTCTTCGCTTTTGTGCTGAGGCGAGACTTCGATTTCTGTCTTGTGCTCTTTGCAGGCATGTCAAAGAACTGCTGCTGATATCTCTCGATGTGAAACCATGGGATGAACAATGACCTGAATACAGACTTGCCTGCCTTTGCAGCATGATAGATGTTATAGAAGAAATCGTTAATGCCATTTGCCGTACTCTCGTACACAATCAACGTGTTGGGTTTTGTCTGTACGGAACCAGAGATGTCGCGCACCATCTTTTCTGGAGAATTGTTTGGCGTATTTGGCCAGAATGCCACCTCAGAACAGTGTACAAGTGCAAAGTTTGATCCTCGAAGAGAGTCTGGCTCCTGAGCTGTTCCAATCTGTATAGAGCAGGATCGTGCCGGTATGAGATGTATGTTGTGCGAATGGCGGTCACCTCTCATCTTTGGCTGCTTTTGGTCGAATGGCTCGCCTGGGGTATGCAGCATCTCTGCCGGAAGGTTGTCCATTGCTCTGACATACATTGCCTCAATGACTGAAGCTGTCTGCTTGACCTGTGCTGCAATAAGTACGTTGAGGCCAAAGTTTACGATGTTCTGGAGCCATGACATATATAGCTGTACTGCTGTCGATCCACCGAACTGTCGCGCCTTTAAAAACACGAGTCGAATCGGAAGATCCGCAAGTCTCATCTGCTCGAGCTCCCATATAAGCTCTCGCTGAGGAAAGGTAAGTACAAAACGAATATATGGTCCACCGTCCTTATTCTCGATGAATATATAGCTTGCAGCGTAATATGCAAAATCATACCTGCATCTTACATAGTCGAACAGACGCTGCACGAAGAGGCAGTTTTCGTCAAAATCAAGATTCGATGTATCTACACCTGTTTTCTCCATTCGCTGCCATTCTTTCTTTACATACAACTCAACGGAGTGACATCTTATGAGCTGCTTTGCCCATGCATCCTTCATCATTGCATCCGGAAGCCAGAGATCTTCGATGGGTAGTCCATTGATCCTGACATGATGCCTTGGACCAATGCTTCCACGTCCGCTGTATGGGTTATACGGAGCCTTGATTACCGATTGGCGTCTGTCGTTCTCTTTAACTATCGTCTCTGCTATCGTCATGAATATGGCATTGATCGTCAACAGTGAATATAGGAGTCATAAGAAGTGCTGAGGCCAAAGCTGATGCGAAACAGCATAAATGGAAAGAAACTGATACGCTGCCCAATATTAGCTGAAATAGAGTCATGACAGCGAAGATGATCAGGAAATATCTCTTGTTCGATGAATATATGAAGATAAATCCAGAAAGAGCGTAAAGCATTCCGCTGATTCCGACTATTGGCAAGTGCGATATAGATGGCATTGTCACAGCTATGACAAATGATGTTATCCACATTCCAGGCGTCAAAGTCTTTCCTCTGAATGCAAAATCGGCAAGATACCATACATTGCAAGCAAGATGCAGGAAAGATCCGTGTACGAACAAGTATGTTATATGGTGTATAAGATTCGGATCGTTACGGATCAATCCGTATTCTGACGGATCTTCTACAATGATCCAAGCAAGCACAAGTATGATAATTGCTATAATAGACAAGTCTTTCATTTGTTTCTTTTGTTAATGAATGATGCATGATGACGTAGCTTTTCCATGATCGAGTTGCATCTTCGTTGTTGTAGTATGAATTTCTTGGCACTGTAAGGTGTAAGGTAGAATCTTTTGGCAGGATGCGAACATGCCCTGCATATCTGGTCGAAGTACGTTATGTTTGGATATTCCTGCCTTATCATGCAGAATACATCATACAGATCGCGTACCATCTCCTTATACACAGTCCTCGATTTTGACTTGCACCTGTAGTTGCTGTGACCACGAACGATATCGTCTATGCTCTTGCCTCTCTCTATGAGGTTTATTAGGTCACGTGCTCTTTCCTCACTGATCCAGAACCTGGAACATGGCATATCTACTACGAGCTGATAGATGTCGTTTTTCCGTACAATCTTTGCTTCAGACAGCAACTTAAGATATGCTGAGTAAAGTTCCTTGTTCCGCTGATTTGAATAAATAAATTTTGAACCAATATGCCTCATTAGCAGGGTTATTGATATTAAGGGCGATACAAAGATAATGAAAAAGTGAACAAATAAGAAGAACAGGTGTTTGAAATGTTCTATTTTTGCGAAAAATTTATAAGAAATAGTATTTTTTATGGCTGAAAATAAAAACAAAGAAATGGAAGATCAGCAGACACAATCTGTTGATACTGAAACTGCTGCCATTCAAGATGCTCAATCACCTGTTGCTGCTGAGGCAGAGATGCCTGCCGGCCCTACGATGAGGCAGCGGCTCAGGGAGCGTTTTAAGAAGCGTTATAAGGAGGATGACTACGAGTCTGATGAGGATGGAGAGTTGCTTGGCGGAAGGATCATGAGCCAGCTTGATGAGAATGAAGCTGCTCTTGACAAGTATCGTGAGAAGGACAGCAAGCTGCGTGACATGTTTGTAGGCAATCCATCTACTGCGCGTTTCTTCACACGTTGGGGCGCAGGCGAGGATCCGCTGAATCTCTTTGCCGAGATCTTCGGTGACAAGCTTCGTGAGACTCTTGACAGTCCTGATGCTGAGCAGAAGATGAAAAGCGGAATGCAGAAATACTTCGACAACATCAAGCGCAACAAAGATGCTGAGGAAGAGTTTCAGAACAACAGCGAACAGACCTTAGCCATGATCCAGGAGCGCACCGACAAAGGTGCAAGCTTTGATGAGATGAAGAGCGCAATTGATCTGCTTACAGGCATGGCTGTCGATCTCGTCGTAGGCAAGGTTACCCCTGAGACTCTCGACATCGTACTTAAGGCAGTAAATCATGACAAGAACGTGACCAATGCACGTGAAGAGGGACTTGCAGCAGGACGAAACGAGCGTTATCAAGAAAAGATGAGGCAGAGGCAGAAGGGTGACGGGCAGCCTGCTGCCGCAAGCGGATCTACACAGCGTGCCAATCCAGACCGTCAGGTGTCTCGACCAGGCGAAGGTCGAAGAAGCGCATGGGATGCAGATGAGAAGCGCGTTACATGGTGAAAACTATAATCAAACATAATATTAACCAATCCAAACAAATTCAATGAAGAAGATTAGCAATCTTTTCGGAAAGTTCTTTGGCTTATTGCTGGCTTTCCTTGCTGTTAGCGTAGGTGCTAACGCAGATGTGATGTTTGCTGCCGGTTCGGGTGTCGCTGATAGCGGTGACGTTCCTGAAGGTGGTGTTGATTCTCTTGGTGCTGAGGAGGAAATTGCAGACCCAGAATGGATCCAGAAGCATGTTGAGGCCGAGATCACTAAGATCTCACCTATGTCTACTCCATTCCTACAGATTTCGAACTATGCACAGAAGGGCAGCTGTGATGCTCAGGTAGTAAAGTATTATTCGATGGGAACTCGTCCTCTGAAGACTACTCTCGCTACAGCAATCACACAAGCTACCGGTTCAACCGATCGTACTCCAATCATTCCAACCGATCCAGGCATCTTTACCCTCGACGATACCATACTGGTACAGGGCGTAATGGGCTACGAGGAGGATGGCACCACACGATCAACCACTCAGGAACTTGTACTCTCAGTATGTGCAGTTGATGAGAATACCGGCAACTTCTCTGTGTATGCAGTCAACGGCTTCAAGTCAGGCACTTCGGAGAACATCTATTGGCCAGCCATCTCGCAGGGTGCTACCCTTGTACGAATGGGCAAGGCTTGTGCTGAGAAGGATGTAACCACCGATCGTTACTTTGGCCTTCCTGATGCAGAGGAGCAGTATTGCCAGAACTTCATGATCATGGTAGAGCAGTCAACCTTCAACAAGATGACCAAGAAAGAGGTTAACTGGACCTTCTCTGACATTGAGGAGCAGGCAGTAGCTGATGGCAAGCTCACTCAGGAGATGTCGTTCCTCTTTGGTGCAAAGGGCAAGCATAAGCATCGTGGCAAGAAGGGTGACAACGTATACTTTACCGGTGGCATCTGGTATCAGGCAGGCAAGCAGACCGACGTAGGTACTTATGATTCCACATCGCAGGAGACTACCATTACCGACAAGCAGCTTGTTGACATGATGCAATTCCTCTACAGCAACACCGGTATCGGTGGCAAGGAGAAGGTAGTATGCGCAGGTTCAAAATTCCTTGCAGCTCTCGCAAAGATCGACAGCTCAAGCAAGATGATCCAGCGTCAGTCAGCAACCAAGTGGCAGCTCGAGTTCAGCGGTTTCCGTTCTAACTTCGGTTCGATCCTCGTAGTGCTCGACGAGCAGCTTGATCTTGCAGGCAAGTCTGATTGGGCATATGCAACCGATCCTGACTACATGAAGAAGCGTACCTTCAAGTCATGGTCACGCTCTATCTATGACATGAAGGAGCTTGCAATCCGCAATACTGAGGCAGTAGTAATCCAGGAGGTGTGCTGCTTGTTCCTCACTAACCGTTGCGCTCATGCCCGTCTGCATCTCGCTGGTGCTACTCCTGTAGCTACCGTAGATCTGGCTCCTGCTCGTGGCAAGATCGATATGAGCCATACCGGTTCACTCAACTACAGTGACAACGGCCATGCATAAGCATAAGATTTTTTTCATGTAAATAATAGTGTGGAAGGCACGGGCTATCGATAGTTATCCCGTGCCTATTTCCATTTATAACAGTAGATATTATGGTAAAGAGATATATTGCCAAATGTCAACTAAGGATCATCGTCGATGGTATTGGCTATTCGTTCAATACTACAAGTGGAGGAAAGTCAGAATTGGTCACTGTCGACGAGAGGGTGCAGAATGCCATTGAGAGACATCCTGATTATGGCCACTCGTTCTTCCTTGATACGACATTGATGGCTGAACAGAAAGCACGCGAAGAGGCTGCTGAGGCTAAGGCAAGAGAGATTCAGGAAAAGAAAGATGCTCTTGAGAAGATGCGAATCGACAAGATGATAGAGAAGACTGCTCCGGTAAACAAGACAGGTGATGAAGAGGAAATAAAGCAGAATGTACCAATTCAGGAGGTTGAGGTTACCGATGACGGATTTACCGTAGTTGAGGCAGCATCAATAACAGATGCACGAAATTATCTTTTCCAGCAGTTTGGTATTGCCAAATCGAGAATGATTAAGCGAAACGATCTTTTTGACCGTGCTCGTGAATGCTCGATAAAGTTTATCGGCAAAGACTTCTGATCTATATATAAGCGAAGAGTGACTGCCCTCACGGGTGGTCACTCCTCTTTTTTATTAATATGAAACCAAATTTCTATCCATACACAAACATGGAAAGATATCTTTGAATATGCATTCTTCACAATTGTATCTCATATCACATGAAGAACACGTCAATAATATTCGTTTCAGCTATCGATGCAATCTCGTAATCATACATCGATCCTGCCATATACTCTTTAATCTTTGGCAGTGTGCTTTCAAAGCTCGATGCCTTGACAAGTATCTTCGAAGGCTTTTTCTTGATTGAACCAGTCTTCTCTTCGATAGTCAAAAGGTTTATCTTCACAGCATACCATTTGTCACCATCCACACTGTTTACGATATCTGAGATATTAAGTCTCTTGACTGCTGACGCTTCAAATTCGCATGAGATATAGGGCTTCATGTATTCAATGATCCTATACTCAGCCTCAGAGAATGTCATAGCGTCTAAGATGTATGACTCTGTTACCTTTTTTGATATACAGTTTTCGAGTTTCTCGTATTTGATACGGCATTCAAACCACATTTTCATAATTACTTATATTTTTTATTGTCATTAATGAATTGTTGTATTGTCTCTTGTAGCGAATCGAATCTAAGTTGTTCCGAACTGCTCGGTAACTCTCCGGTCGATACTTTTTGCATTGTACTTACTGAAAGCTTCAACGCCTCGGTTACGTCATTATAACTTGGCATCTTCACTTTTTCAGAATCTCTCCATTTCATGTAATTTTCGATCACATAAATTGCTTTCTCGTATGTCATATTTTTTATTAGTGTCAATTGTTCATTGCGTTACGGAATGCGTTTACTAATTCATCGACCGTCCAATAAGTACGGCTTGAGATGTCTGTTGGGTGTCGAGGGTCTATCGTGGACTCATCGTACAACTCTCCTTTCAGCCACTCGCAAGCCTTGTCGATGTCGATGGATTGCTGCCATTCAAGGAATTCCTCTATTGTAGGATGTCGATTATTCTCTCGCTTAAAATTGCTTAACTCAAGCTGTGGTGTGCAATGTAGCTTGTACCATTCAGCTCCATCAATGTATGCTTGTTTAATATCTCCATAACAAAGATATTTTCGATAATGACCATCAGCCTTATCTTGCTTGATTTTTTCATTCCTATATGCGGTAGCCGCTTCAACTATTTCTTTGTTCGTCATATATGTAGTACAATTAGGGGCATAAGTCACTGGGTTGTTAAAGGTGTCCTTCGTGCTTCAACACAGAATTAACCTCGTCTATCACTCTCGTCAGCTTCTGCTTGTTTCGCTTCGTAAACCTCTTATTCGGATGCTCGATAAAGTTAACTTGCAGAGCTTCTCTGTGAGGAATATGGCGCATATCAAGATACTTTATGAGGTTCTTCGGGTTCAAACCATCCAGCACCTCAAACCAATCTTCCTCGTCCATATTGACCTTGATGATTCGCTTCGTTGCATCGTTTGGATCGGGCAGGACATCTGCTATAGATGCGTTCTTTAATGTTAGCTGTGGCATATCATATATCAATTTGAATTTCACCGCTACCAATCTTTGCCATCGTCTTGAAGATATTCGTGCATTGTGTGCATAGTCTTGGATTGCAGTTTGACCTTCCTACCTTAGAGCAATACGAAAATATACCTTCATCCACTCTCCACATACAATCGTATGCGAGTGCAGCAATGATGAGGTCTTTCGTGATCTTCGTTCCTTTTGGTTTTGCCATATCATTTCTTGGTTGCTTTATTGTCTTTGTCCTCACCAGCTATCTTCAGTCCTTCGATTTTAACGATGCCGTTTTTGCCAAAGATAATCTTACCAATACTGGCATTTCCATCGATGATAATGCCGTTGTTCTGTTTAATTTTCATATCACTTGATTTTGAAGTTGTCAGCCAGTTCTGTCAATCCACACAGACGTAGGGCGTGCTGAAATTGATGAACATACTTGCAAGGAAAGTGTGAATTATCAAGCACGAACTCGTCTTTTTTCACTTCTGCAAGATTCATATAATATCTTTTACGAGGATTTTCTATGCTTTCGCAAGTCCAGATGTAGTAATAATCTTTCCATTCTTCGTAATATATATCGACAAATGTAGGTTCATAATAACTTTTTGTAAGCATATAATACCCATTCGCCTTGAGTATTTCCTCTGTCAGCGGAATAGGCTTCAAATCGCCTATCTCAACCTCTAAACCGTCTTCGTCTGTTACAACGTATGGGTCTTTGTTGTAGATTCCAGTTATGCGGAATGGAGTCGGGTCAGTGCATACCACCCAATCACCTGTCATTAGTTCTTGTGGTAGCATATCACTTAATATTTGGGTTGTTTGGTAATCTCATCCAGTGAGTAATACGATAGTCAGCATAGTCACTAACGTGGTTATCTCCGTCTGGGTCGTGACCAACACTATCTGCATCACACCAATACTTTGATAGGTCATCATAAACATAGATGCACCATTCGCATAAGAACTTGTCGTAGCATAAGCATCTCTCAAGGTGCTTTGGCTTATTGCTTGTCTTCGATTCGTTTATCTTTAATTGTTCATCAACAAGTCCTTCGTTCAAACGATCTATCTCATAACGAAGAATCTTGTTCTCGTCTAATGCTCTGTCAGCCTTGCGATTTATATCAAAGATATAATCTCTCATGTCTCGCAGTCTTGACAAGCAAGTGCTATACATTGCAGCGACAAGAACTGCAAGAAGTGTTATTGCTATATATTCGTAGTTCATATTTACTTTATTATTGATTTTTCAACCTCATTGTTCATGCGCTCTATTGCGACATCGATTGCCTCGCCAATTTCCTTCGGTAGGTACGGACAGCCACGATAAGTCTCTGGAGTCTCGCCATCGTAAGGATGTTCGCCACGTCTCCACTTGTTAAACTCGGTTAAAATCGTTATTGCTTCTCGTATTGTCAACACTTTCGATAAGACCTTTAATAGTTATGTGTATCATACTTTTCTTCGTTATCCTCTCCGTAGGTGCAATGCCCGACCTCTATCTCTGCGTATGGGCATCTATGTGGTCTTGGGCATTGATCTACTGGTGTGGTTTGGAATTTACAGATGTGTTTCATAAGTCTTCTTCATTAATAATTAGTATTTTGGGGCAATTTCCGTGACCAGAGGTGTGGCAGTCGCTTATTCCTCTTGGATCGATGACTGCACCATCCTGAGAGGAGTTGATGTGACAGACAATTCGTATTCGATGATGACCATCGAGCCTGAGCATGGGAAATGCCCCCCCCTCGCGTCAGTCCAGACAAGCAAGCGACATCGTGGTATCTTGCACGAATTGCGAATGAACATCCGTCAGCGGTGGTGTTCTGTGGGATATGAAATTCTTGCTTCATTGATTTCTAATATACACGTTCCAGATGTTCCGTACTGACCATAGATAAGCGTTGCACCTCCGTATTTGTAGTAGCCAGATGTGATTGTGACTGCTGCCCCCCGAATCTGCGTTAAGTGGAAATAGCTTCTTCATATTCTTCTGCATAGGCAATACCAGCATCGCTTACATTCGCTTTTAAGCATCTTGAAATGTTTTCATACCCCCCCCCTAAAAAACTTTTGAGAGGCATTTGTGTATACTCCAGACGGAATAATGCATTTGTATATTGGATTGCCCATCAGAACTCGAACTCTAAAAGACCTTGACCTCTGTTGTCTGTTCTCGTCTCGATGGTTGCATCGTACTCTGGATAGAAGAGGTTGTTGAAGATATGGACCATACATCCTACTACGATGGAGTTGCCTGCCATCTTGTATAACTGCGACTTGGAGATGACGAGCCGCTCGACCATGTCGGTGCTACCTTTCTTAGCAGGGACAATCTCGGTGGTCATCAGCTGGTCGATGCGGTTGTCTTGCACGTCCATCAGACGGAAGCATTCACGCGGTGTGAGCTTGCGGATGCGGAAGCGGATGCCGTACTTGTGCTGCACTCCGTTGTCGTCTGTTTCGTAGCGAATCCACTTGGGCTGGTCGTCTTCGTAGGTGAGGTCGTATATATTTCCTGACGGCGCTGTGACGTGGATAGGGAGACCGTTGGCGTCTTTTTCTTCGTCTGGCGCGTCTGCGCTTTTCTTTGGGTTGTCGCTGAAGTCGTGGTTGTTGGTGAACTCGCTGCTGTTTCGTAGGAAGCCATCAACAGCCTTGTCGGAAAGGTAGTATGACTCATCGACTTCTTGCTCAAGTATGTCGGCAAGTACCCGCTCAAGTGGGAATGGCTTGTGGAACTGGTAGCGGTTGGCAATGTCGTCGCGGATGGAGATCATGAACATTCGCTCTCTGTTCTGCGGCACTCCGTAGTCCTTCGCGTTCATTACTGCCCAGTAGTTCTTGTATCCGTATGACTCTACGCGGTCGCACCACGATTGGAACATTGGCATGAATTTCTTGCTGACGATAGCCTTGACGTTCTCTTGCATCAGATACTTAGGGCGAAGGTCGCGGATAGCTTTCTCGGTGTGCCAGAGGATTCCGCTTCGTGTGTCGCTTCCCTCGTCGAATCCTCGCTGCTTGCCTGCCTGACTGATGTCTTGGCAAGGTGTGGAGTAGGTAAGTAGGTCGATGCCTCCTTCAATCTTTCCGAGTGAAAGCCAATCTACCTTCGTCATGTCTCCAAGATTACGGTCAGCATACTGAGGAAATAGCAGGTTGTGACCTTGGATTGCGTACTTGTCGATTTCGCACCACGCGATGAGGTCATAGTCGAAATCTGGATGTTGATTCTTGATCTGGTCAAGAGCGAGGAATTGGCTATCATAGCCGCTGCAAAGTGTTACTACGTTAAGTTTCATATTTCGTGTTCTGATATTTCTGTTACGAATCTGCCGAAGCTGCCATCAACTCTTGTGTGCAGTGTTCCGCAGATGGAATCGTTGGTTGCTCGGTCATATGGGTCGAGGTACTGCCCCCCCTAATGGGGACTATCCTTTTGGATAGCATCTCAGCGAGTTGCCATGGGAATGGGTATTTCATCTATTATGAATACATAAGGTGTTGTGTTTGCCATCTCGCTTCCGTTGCAGCACACGCCCCCCCCTGCGAATGTTGTGATGCTGTTGCAGATGTCGCGCATCGGTCTTGGTGGGTTGTTGTGGTGCCCTTCACCACGGCTCCATGATAGTATCTTGAATTTCATATTCGATTGTTGTTTCGTATAGAAGCACTCCGTTGCTTTCGCTTGTTAGTGCAGGATGAATATTCCCGAAGCATTGTACTCTTGCTCGTCTGTAAGTAGATGAAGGATAGCTGCTGTCGAATACCCCCCCCCATATAGCACTTTGTTGAACCTGACAAACCTTTTGTCGTAGCAGCAGTTTTGCAGTAGTTGCTTTATCTTGTCCGTACGATCGATCATTGAATCATAGCTTAATGTGATCTTTGAATTTGCATGAATGCCTAATACATTGATATCGTACCCCAAATTCTCAAGAGTACATGCAATCTCATCAATGCTGCTTTTCTTGAATACTTTGTATCCGTGCTCTTATATGTATTCAACAATTTCGTAAATGTTGAAATCGGATAAGTCTACTTCTATTCTCATAATATTTTGTTAGCTGCAATGAGTATTACTTAGATATGCTCAATATCCTGATCTTTGTCTCTTCAAGATCGAGTTTTTCGATGCTGTATGCAATTTGTCCGTATTGATAGTCAAATGGGATCTTGCTGGTTATAAATTCAACCATGCTCTTCGATTGCAAAGATGCATTAGTCTCGTTGAATTTCACCATGCCACTGCACATACCTTCTTTGTCGTATTTCACAAACGATATAAACACAGAGTTTGAACCATTTACAGTGTATACACGATATCCGTCATGTGCTCTTTTTCCGAGTATTGAACTGAAATCCTTGCTGAATGTAATAAGATACATACTCCTTGGCTTGTTGATGCGTATGGAGGCCATTGTCATTGTAAGTCGAGGAATAAACTTTTTAGGATCTACACACTCTTCGCATATAGTTTCTTCTTCTTCCTTTTCCGGCTCTGGATTTCCTACGAAATTGATTGCTATATCAGCCATCTTAATGATCGTATCAGCCACAAGCTGGTAATGATAATTGTTAACGTATGTCTTTAGGTCAGCTGCCAACTTATTGATGCCAGTCAGGTTCCATCGTTCTCTTTTCAGCCTGTTAGCCTCCTTCTCTTCCTTTTTCTTCTCTTCAATAGCAATCTGTATTTCCTTTTCTATTTTGTCTTTTTTATTGACAACAGGCTTATTAAGACTGTCGAGATCGATATGTCCGGTAACAACCAGGCCATATTTTGGCAGAGGTATATGCTCGGCATTTTTAATTCCTATTGATTCGGCAGTCGATGACTCAATCCTTGCCTCTTGGTCGTATGACGATACGCATTTAGTGCGATATCTTACGATTGCTTCATCTGCAAGCTTCTTGACTGATTCGTAGTTTTCACAAGTAAGTTTGCCATCCCAAACGCCCTGCTTAATGGCTGCATTGAGCACCTTTGAAACAATAAGGATATCATCTATATCAAATGCAGGATTTGATTCTTGTGGCTGTATCTGGTTAAATCCCCAGATAGTCCTCATTGCACAGCACACTACATCGAGCGAGATATTATCTTCCTTCAGTCTCTTTGGCTGCCATCCGTATTCGTAGCACATCTCCATCCATCGTTGGTTAATTGCCAATACAGCATCTATGTCTGTATTTCCACGACTTATTGGATGTGAGCATATGATTGCGAATAGTGCAGGTATATCCTTATACCAGTTTCCATAGAATGCAACACACGGCTGGTGCCATTCCTTACCTAATGCCAATTGGTCTTTTCTGAAACTCACTATGATTCCTGCTCTCCCTATCTCAGAGATCAGTATTTTCTTCTGTTCGTAATTCATTGCGTAGTTATTGATAGTTCAACAGCTTCTAACATTGTCACCACCTGTTGCCTTCTTCTTTTTCTTCTCGGCCTGACGTGCAGCTATCTGCTGTCTCTTCTGCTTGGCCATTTTCGAGAAATTGGGCTGAGGCCTCTGTGCATTCTGCTGTTTCAGCCTTGCTATACGGTCTAATTTGAGTTGCTTATTGCGAGCCCATGCTTTTTCCAGGTTCTTCTTCCATATGGCATGTCGCGTCTGAATGCGCTGTATCAAGCTGAGCTCTTCCTCGAGGTTCCTGACATCGTCGAATTTACCCTGACGCTTCGACACCTTTATCTTGTCTGCTATCACTCGTGCAGCAACATCTAACTTCCTTAGCGACCGGAGCCTCTGTAGCTCCCTCTTCACTATTAGTATATGCTCGTCGAGATCTGCGAACGATACTTGCTGTCCTATTACATGAGTCTCCTTTTGCTTTGGTTCTTCTCGTACGATACGTCTTGTCTCTACACTTTTCTGGTATCCTTCTATGTTTAGGTTGATATCCTTGGCATAGTCGATACATGCGTTTCGCATTCGCTTTAGACTTTCATACTTTATCATGTGAGGATCAAGGCTAACGATGGAGTTCATGTATACATTCTCACAGAAATATCTTGGCCTTGACTGAGACAATGCTATCCTTGTTCCCATCATGTCGAGCAGCTTAGGATCTCCGTACTCACCAAAAGATACTAACCAATGCTCTGAGTCTATTGTCGCATCATCGCAGGCAAAGTATAAGAACAAAGAGTTGGGATATATCTTTTTCAGGCTGAGCTTGATCTCTTTTGCAAGCTCGTGTATGTTCTGGTAATCGTCTTTGATAGTCTTGTTTATAAGTTCGTCTTCCATTTTAGTTTGCGTTATAATGCTTCGCAGTAGTTATCAATATCAACGTGACTGAATGCAAATATACGTTTGTAACAGTCCCATCGAATGTTGTAGTACATGATTCTTACTCCATTCTCTTTGTGGTATCTTGTTCCTGTGATTGTTCCGGTCATGGATGAACGTCGAAGGAAATACGACCAATAGCATGGCTTAGACAGACGTATGCGCTGCCCTTCCTGGAATAGTGGTGCTTTATCTTCATCGAACATTACCAACTGGCGTCTGTCGTTTTCTTGCGTGTTCTCGTCATCGATGATCTTCTTCAGTTCACTCATCGTTGAGGCCAGCATCATGATTCCATTTACAGGATCCTTCGTAAATTCGGACCATGCGTTTACTACTGCCACTGCCTTTGTCTTGACGGTAGGTTTCATTTTGTCATCTTCTTGGCTTTGCCAACATTGTCCTGGTATCTGAATATGCATCTCCATATCAGCCATGAGAATGGCTTCCACCAGATGCGCACGGATGATGGGTTGGAGATTTTGAAGCATTCACAGTGGTGAGTCGTATCCTGCTCTATCCTTACAGGCAATACAACATGTGCATCAGTCATCATCTTCCATTCGTGCAGCATCATCATTACCGATGGAGTGCATGGCTGAAAACCGATCGTGTGCCACTGAGGATCGAACATGACAGGCGAAAGAATTGGCCTTCGTGTATACCCCTCCAAGTCAGGATTTACGGAAAAGCAGTATTGTCCTCTGTCCTTGTATGTGAGCGTAATATATTCAGATCCCTTCTTGTCAGTGTTTGGAATGGCATCTTCAAGTATGTCCATGTAGATTCTACAAGACAGCGTGATGCCTGCGTTGCTTACCGGCCAGTCGCCAAGAGCATCAGGATGTGTGGTGTCTCCTTCGATCACTACAAAACGCATGTGGTCGTTTACGAGCGTATACAGGTTATACAGGATCTTTTCCTTAAGGTTGCTAAACATTGCCTTTATATTCATCTTCATCAGTTGTTGAATTTTGAGAAATCAAGATGCGAACGGTTACGTACATAGTCACCTGGCAATGGTGTCTTGCTGCGGAAAGAATAGATTCCTACTTCGTCATATGTGGCATTGAGCGACACCGACGTTGTGATGTAATGCTCTGCATCGTCCTTTGACCGGAAGATGTAGCTGCTAAGAATGCATCGATGAGGCGATACGTTGTCGATCTTCAGTTTGAGTGCTACGAAATAATACTTCTCACCAAACAGATGATCGATGATCATTGATAAGAGCGATTTTTTCATTTTGTTTTAGTTATGTGATCTTGTTAATACTATCAGTGCTGCATCTCTCTGCTCCTGGTTAGACCGGTTCTTGTGTACAGTGTCAATGTCGATCTTCCTTGTCTCGATGATATGCTTCAGCTGCTCGTGCGATACCTTTCCGTCGTTGTGGAATCCCCATATCTTGCGAAGCGGAAGCACCTCCTCGTATTGTATGTTGTTGATGCGGCAATAGTCGCACAGCAGTATTCCTACCTCGTGACATCGACCTACCGAATATCCCTTCTTTGCTGCTGTCGTAGGTTTCTCGCCTTGCTTCAGGTGCCAGTTGTTGGTAATCTTGTGTGATGCCTCGATGAATACCTTCATGTTCTGGTCGATAGTATGCATCGACTCAATAAAGTCCATCGTATCTATCGGGCAACGGTCATGCAGCGTAATCAGGTTCTGCTCGACATCGTAAACAGCAATTCCGCATTTGTCTACGTCTGGATCGATGCCTATGTAGTAGCTGTATTTCATCAGTTGTATCTTTTTATTTTCTTCTTCCAGTCCTTTCTCGTCTTGTTGTACTCGTATTTCCTTCGTGCAGCTTCCATGATGTCTATGCCAAGGTGATTAGACCATGCATATATGTAAACTATAGAAAAATTCAACCTTTCTTTAATAGGGATGAAGTGAGACGTAATGAAATTGACTAAATGAAATGCCGTTTCGGTAAATGAATCAATTTTTACATCTTTCATTACTTCGTCATACAAATCAAGATAAATCTCAACGTCAAGTGACCGGATATGCATCAGGTTAAGTATGCGAAGGAATGCGTCAGCCAACTCGTCAGATACCGTATCCTTGTACTGGTATTCTTCGTTATCGTTTATGTATAGACCTATACGGTCAGCATTGATAGCCTCGCATATCTCATCTACAATCATGATGACATAATGGCAGTCGCTAAGCGAAGGATCTGTCCATCCATACTTCTTCATCATATTGTATTGACGCTTCATCAGCCTTTCGGTTGCCAGCTTAAAGTCGATCCATTCAGTCACCTTCATAGTGCGTACCAGGTTTGTATGTTGCGTTGATTGACGGAGGTGCATACTTGAGCGTGCAGTTGTCTATCATTCTCTTTAGCACCGATGCAGGCTCCTCGTGTGTACCGTTGAGCTCAAGGTCCCAATTGACAAGGAATGCAATGAACAGTGCCTTTGCAAGCAGCTCACTCGACTTCTCTTGTATCGTCTTCAGTGCTGTCATGTTCTTGCATCGAGAGGCTGCATATGCATTGGCTGCCCTGTCGAGCTGATCGGTAAGGTATGGCAGTCCTTTGGTTGCATCGCATATGCGGTGGCCAAATTCCTTCTCCATGCTTTTGATAAGGTTGTTTGTTACTTCATCCATTTTGTTTGTTCTTTTTTGATTGTGACATAATGTAATCTGCAATACTACCTGTTATGCCATTTTCCCTGCGGAACTGGTCTGCCGACACACATTTAACTTGTTCTGGTGCTTGTTTCTTCTCGCTGAGGCGGTACTTCTGCTTCCTTTCCTGCTTTGGTGCAGGATTGGTCCTGCGTTCTGCCCATTTTGAGCATTTGTAGTGCCAGTCGGATATCGGCTCACCGTTGATCTTCCAACCTATTTCGGCATAGTAGTTCCAGAACTCGGCTGCGTTGATTATCAGGTTTAGCTTCTTCTGCTTCAGATACTCTTCGACGTCACTCAGCGTTGGTGGGAATTTCCTCGCCTGCTCGGGTGTTGTCTCTGCTATCAACCGGTATTCTCTCAGTGTTATCTGCGTTCCATCTGGTATCAATGTAAGATACCTTCGCTGTATGCTTGCCGACGTAAGTACATACGGTTTACCTTCGATGGGGTAGAACAGGCCTATCTTTCGGCAGGATGCTATCACCTCGTGGACAAACGATGTCTTGCATCTGACAAGTATGGCTATGTCAATAATCTGCTCGTTGTTGAGCTCTATATAATACCCTGACACTGATGCGTAGATCCGCGAAAGCAATATGATATAAACAGACAAACTAAGACCACCTTGCTGTGCTATCAGTGATCGTATTCGCTCATCTTCGAAGAAATCTACGTCGAGTGCGAAATAATCAAGTCTGCTGTCCATGTCCGACTATGTTCTGAGGTAGTCCTGTACGTCGTTCGACAGTGCCAACAGGTCGCGCGAGTTGTAGAATACGCATCCACCGCTTCGTATCGGTGTAATAAGGTCGAGCTCTACCCATCGCATGACTCTCTTCCTTCCGAATTCCTGATATGCCTTACGCTGGTTGATCTGTATTGGCAACCGGTTGAGCTTGTCCTGGGCCAAGGCTATTGCAGTCCCCATCATTCTGATGTATCTCTCGAGGGGTATGCGAGTGTTTTCGCCAAGAGTTACTGTTTCTTGCATTTGTGCCATATTTGTAGGTTTTAGTGATCGTAACATCATTATCCTCAATGCCTGTCGGTGAACTGAGCAGGGCTCGAACCTGCGACCTAAAGTTTAGGAAACTTTTGCTCTGTCCAACTGAGCTATCAGTTCATTAGCCGCACCATGTATCACTACATAATACGGCATTGAAAATCAAAATCTGGCTATCTCATCGGGATGATGGCCGGACTCGAACCGGCAATGACCGAACCAACGATATCTACTCATGAATTAACTGTATTAAAAATTTCGTTGTCAGCATAGCTTCACCATTTGCATACATCATCCTTTTCACACTCTGAAAGATGCAGTCGGATTCGAACCGACGTGACTGAACCAGCTTGTATTTTTGTCATTAGATCTTGCCATATTACAGAAAAATACATAGCTGTCAGCGTAGCTTCGCCACTTGCATATGCATCGATCTTCGTGCTAATTCTTTTCTTTGACATCATGCAATTAACAATCCGGTAGCATCAGCCTTTGGGCCAACACCTTAGCCGGTAAGCCTCCCACGCTTTTCTGGAACCTCACACCTGCATGCAATTTCCTTTCGGAGAGTCACAGTACCGGTAGCGGATGTGGTCGATGATTATCAAAAAGATGACATTGAGATTTTATGATGTCAAAGATCGTTGTTGGCGGCAAGCAACGGAGTCGAACCGTTATTTCTGTGCTACAATGAAAATACCCCTTATTCAACCAAAAGATGCAGCAGCGTTCTACCTTATTGAACTACCTTGCCATGTAGTATTATTTTTGTGCTTGCCTGTCGATTTGCAGATTATAATGCAAGAATTCTGAGTTGAAGTTTTGTATTACCGTATTTCCAGACTTTGTTGCTGTGTTGAGATATTCCTGTATCAATTCTTCGCTTCTGACGGTTTTTATCTCGCAGTCCGCTATGTATACGTACTCTCGTATCCTGATCACGTATATCACGTTTGGCGAGTATATAAACGATGCATAAATAGCCCCTGAACTTGTGACTCTCGATGCTATACCTCGGTGCCTGAGCCATTCCTGCACCTGGTAGTCGTTGAAGCCGTCGTACAGGATGTATCTCGTATCGATGTCAGCATTTGTAATAAGCTTGTTTGCCATATTTGTTGAGTAAGAAATTGTAGATTGACCGCTTCTCTATTACGGACAGATTCTGGTATGGTATGATCTTGTGCTTCGACGCTGTAAACGAATCAATGCCGAAAAGATTAAACTTGAATTTATATCCGAATGGTTTCGGAAACACATTGAAGCTTACAAGATTCCACATTCCCATCCCGTAGTTGATCATTATCGAGTTAACTGGAAATGTAATTATTTTGGCATCTTTTGGCAGCTCACCTACGAAAGTGAGGAGATCTTCGATATCGGTGAGTGTTGGGATCCTGTGTGGCGTTGGAGCATCCATTGTATTAGTTGTTGTAAATCTTTGATATTCGGTACATGTTATAGCCTATGTATCCCCATGCGAATAGAATAAACTCTATGCTGTGACACATGATACACAATAAGGCAAAAGCAGCAATAGACTTAAGCAGCAGGCATATAGCCTTGGTGTTTTTGATTTTTTTCATAAACGATTTTTCTTTTAGTGAGTCTAAAAAGCATAAATAATGTGAAATGCACGTATTTTATGCTCGTAAATATTTGGAATGATGGAGAAAATGACTTATATTTGCAGCGCATTTCACCAGATTCGCGGTGCAAAGATAGAGTGTTTACTACAATTTGCCAAATTAATTGTGGTAAAATTGCTATCTTTGTGGTAAAATTTAACATATATATTTAACATTGTTAATTCTTATGGAGAGTTCTGTAAAAAATAGACTCATGGAGTTTATCGCGTCTCAGGGATTGAGTCAGCGAGAATTTGAACGCTCAATAAATGCTTCTAATGGTTTTGTGAAATCAATCAGAAAAGGAATTGGTGGAGCAAGAATACTAAAGATTAAAGAGCAATATCCGCACTTGAACATAGAGTGGTTGCTGCATGGAACGGGAGAGATGATTAAGCCTATTAACGCGAATGTAGCAAACATTGATACCAATAACGGAACATTGAACCAGGGAACATCCAATGTAGGTAATCAGCAAAACGGAGAGAAAGCTCTTTACGAGAAGATCATTGAGTTACTTGAAGAGAAGATTGCAAATTTACAGAGAGAAAAGGATGAGCTATTGCGTAGGCACAACTGTCCTACAATGGAAGATCTGGAAAGAAAACTAAATGAGCTGACAAATGGTTGATACTTTGTTTTTTATTCTAATGATTATCTTCTTGCTATTCGGTTTGTATAAAAGAGAAGAGATATTGAAAGAAAAGCATAAAAAGGAATTGAAAAAATATGTATTACGTGAAAGAAGTTATGCTCAAAATTTGTTAATATCTGAAGTAATTAATATCAGATCAAAAAATCCGGATATATCAAGCGAAGAGTTTTATTATCTTCTTAAACAATTCATGGAACAATACAACAAAGAAAATAAAATAGAAGATGTTTTATTCAGATTTGAAGATCCAATAGGGACTCTATCCCCATATGATATGTATTATGATATATAAAACATACATAAAAGTTTACAACAATAATCGTAAGTGGTTCAGATTCAGTGATTAATGAGCAGCCGCACAGGCCTCGGTCGAAGAATAATCTAAGTCTTTGATAATCAATTAATTTGAGCCATTCAAAAACATAAATTAGTGTTTTGAGTGGCTCTTTTTAGTGCCAAAAAGCATGGTTTTTGTGCAGTTTTTGCCCAAAAAAATCGCATTTGTTTACAAGTTTTTGGACCGCTGTTTACAAGTGTTTACAATAAAATTATGAGCGTTACATTCAAACCTGTGGTCAGGAACCAGCATAAGGATGGTTTATGGCCTGTATTCATCAGATTGACTTTTAACAGGAGTATTGGTTACATCAAGACCAATAAGCTTGTAAACAACAAAGGGCTCGATAGCTCCGGTGCAATCATTGACCAGATTGTGCTTAAATATTGCTACAAGATGATTGACATGTGGGTATCTATGCTGAACAGAACAAATTATGATGCATGGACGATCAAGGACATCATCGATTATATCAACAAGGCTGATGCCGAAGTGAGCTTCACTGACTATGCAATGAAGCACATATACAAGATTGAAGCGGAAGGTCGTATGAGAACGGCAAAAAACTATCGTCTGTCCCTGGCACACCTTCAGCGTTACATGGGTACTACTGATTTCAGCTTCAGCAAGCTTACTGTGAACATACTTACTGCATGGATAGATACGATGGTCAGTGCTGGCAATAAGAGGTGCAAGGAGATGTATCCAGTATGCATCCGTCAGATATGGAGAGCTGCCATGAGAGAGCTGAACGATGACGAGAAGGAGATTTTCAGGATCAAGACAAATCCTTGGATCAAGATAGACATACCGAAATCTGATGAGGCTGATGAACAGTCTATTGAACCTGTAGTGCTGAGGCAGTTCTTCTCTGTACCATTGCCTGAAAGCAAGTTCAAGATGTCTTTGATGGAATTCGGACGTGACGTTGCAAAGATTGCTTATTGCCTTGGTGGGCTGTATGCTGTCGATCTTTATGAGCTGCAGGCTGAAGATTATCAGGATGGCATAATACGTTACAGGCGTGCCAAGACGCGCGATACGCGCAAGGATGGTGCATACATGGAGATGAGAGTTCCTGATATCATCCTTCCATTGCTCGACAAGTACAAGCCAAAGAGATTCAAGAAGGACAGGCTCTTCTCGTTTGCCGAGATGTATGGTACGGAGGACAGCTTCTGCGCCAATGCCAACATAGGCATCAGAAAGATCTGCACTGACGTGCTTAAGATGAAGAAGGAGAATACATTCAGCATAAAGACATTCAGGCACACATGGGCCACCATAGCAAGGAACAACATTGAAGGAGTGTCGATGGCTGACGTGGCATTTGCACTCAACCACAGCTCAGGCCATCCGATCACTGAGATCTATGTAGACAAGGATTACAGTCCTGCATGGGAGCTGAATGACAAGGTAATCATGTTCACTTTCTTCAGTGACGATCCAGGAACAAGGAAACAGAGGGTGAAGCAGCTCGACACGGACAGGATATCAAAGAACAATGTGATCTCAGGAACAATCTTCTACAAAGGAAGGATGATAGGAGAGATACGAGACAGCGGATTCAGCAACAAGAAGGAGGTTATTGCGAAACTCGTAGAGCTGATGCCAAACAACATACCAGACCGTGCAATAGTACAATTCATGATCGAGAATACGGACAAGAAACAGAAATGGATGTACGAGCACCAGAAGGGAAAAGGCTTTTAAGAAAAAAAGTTTTCCCCCACACCCCTATTTAAAAAAAGAACCAAAATACCATAAAACCAGAACCAAGAACTACGACAAATGCGTGTGTACGCACGTACGTGAGGCCGGTATGGTTTAGTGGTTTTTTGGTTTAGTGGTTTTTAAAATTTTTGAAAAATTTTTAGAGGCATCTGAGTGGTTCAGATGCCTCGTCTATTGTAGTGGAGCAATAGAGGATCATGAGAAGAGCTTTCGCACGCATGAGAAAAATGACCTGAATTCATTGCGGAAGACAATAAAAAATGCAATAATCAGCAATCCGGAAAGCGCACGAATGAAATTTGTCCATGATTCGACGATGTTCTTTGTTTCGGAAACCGTCTCTTCTTCTTTCTTCTCTTCGATCTCTTCTTTGGCTTTCGACGATGACGAAAGTGCTGTATCTTCTGACCTGGATACGGTTACAGAATCTCTCTCAGTGATCTTTTCAAACGTCTCTCGTATGATTGAAGGAGTTTTTGTTGATGATGTGTCAGACGGTGGAGCATATTCGATCGTATGGATCTCTAATACCTTGTTTGAGCCTTTATATATTTCCTGAGTCATTCCCATGACAATCGAGACAGTATCTGTCATGGCAATTGCCTTGTGCGTGTTCACTGTCCTACGACGTGAAGAGCAGGATACAAGTATCAATGCGGAAACGAAAACAACGAAGTATCTCATGCTATCTGTCTTTATCGTCGATCTTCTGGCTCAGTCCTGCAATGTCTCTCATGTGCGATGTGAATGGGTTCTCGGCATCACCGTCACCGTTTATTGTCTCGATGGCTGCAAGGGCAGGCACGTTGAACTGAGCAAGCTTGATGATGGCATCCAGATAATACTTTGGGTTGTCCTGGTACAGCTGGTCAAGCGCATCCTTGATGTGGTCGTTCTCGATTTCCTCGCACAGTATCACTCCGAAGAACTGACGCAGTTGTGTGGAGCTACGGTTGGGTGTGCCCTTCTTGCGTCCTGATCCTTCAACCTTTCCAGTTCCCTTTTGGAATGTTCCGTCCTTTGATCTCTTTACGTTTGGCTCCTGAGGTTTTTCCTCCTTGGAGCCTTTCTTTTTTTCTGTAGTCTGTTCTTTCTTCATGCTTAGTATCTTTAGTGTGAACAAATAAAATGTCGGTGCAAATATAGCCGGTTATATTTGCGCAATTAAAATATTTGTTCACAAAAGCGATAAGAAATGAGTCTATTAGTAGCAGGAATAGCTGCTGCTGTATCGGCAGCGGCAAGTGCGATAGGTGCTGTGGCTTCGTCGGATGCAGAGAAACGCAAGCAACGTGCATTGGAGCATGCAGCAGAGCAGAAGCAGAAGCGTCTGGATGATTGGTACGACAGGACCGTCAACGAGAATCCCATGGAGAGGGCTACGGCACAGCAGTCGATGACCAAGCTCCAGGAGCTATTACGTAACAACAACAAGGCTGTGGCAGGAACACAGTCTGTCATGGGTGGAACCACTGCGGCAGCGGCTGCACAGAAGGAGCAGAGCAATAAGATCGTATCAGATACGGCAAGTACAATCACGGCACAGGCAGATGCACGCAAGGACAATGCAGAGAGTGCATATCTTCAGGGCAGCATGAACATCGATGACCAGAATGCTCAGATCACTGCACAGCAGGCAGCAGCACAGAGCCAGGCAATACAGCAGGCAGCCAATGGAGTGAGCAACTCGGCAGCATCGTTCACAAGTGCCTATTACATGCCAAACGGTGGAACAGCATCGGACAAGGCAAGGCTGCATCAGAAAATAACAACAGATAATCAATCGTGACTATGGAATATGACGATAATAAGATTGAAGAGGTAGGGCAACAGATTAATGATCTGACGAATCAGTATAATCAGATTTCTCAGACTCCTGCTTCCGGATACGACGAGTTGCTGAGTGGAATTGAGTCTCACAAAAAGTCAATGGAGACTCCTGAGCAGGTACAGAAACGACAGCGAGACATGCGCAATGCTGCCATGTGGTCGAGTGTAACGGAGGGTATTGGCAATATCTTCCAGCTGACGCATGCTGCTACAAACCAAAATGCTGTACCTATGCAGGCTCCTTCGGTAACTACGTCACAGGCAGTACAGCAAGCTGCCGACAAAGCGGATGCAAGATACGAGCAGCAGAAGGACAAGCTTATGCAGCTACAGCAGCAGATGGCAGGGCTGAGCTTGCAGCAGCGACAGCAGCAGATGTCATCGTTACAGAACCAGATTGCCGGTCTCAGGGATGACCGCAAGACGATGTATGGCAGGCAGGATGTTGCATGGAACAAGCAGAACACGCTTGACCAGCAGGCTCAGCATAAGGTGGAAGCTGACAGGAATTATCAGTTGCAGTTGGATAACATGGCAGAAAATATCCGACATAACAAGCAAAGTGAATCTTTGTCTTGGGCATCACATAATGAATCGAAGAGGCATAATACTGAATCTGAGAGGATCTCACAGCAGAATGCAGACTCTGAGAGAATCAGGGCTCAGCATGCAGGACAGGATACGAATCAGATCTCGACGATTGATCCAGGTGGTGGAAATCCGAAGCTTGCGGTTCCTGCAGGTGGCATTGATCAAATTGTTAAGGATCTCCCTGAAGAGCAGAAGAAGCAGTTTGACAAGTTGCTAAAGGCTAAGACAAAGTCGAGGAAGGGATCTGCAACGAGCACGGAACAGGATAAGAAAGACAGACGTGATGCGCTGGAGCAGGTATTGCGTGAGAATGCTGAAGCATGCAAGGGCGTCATTGACAAATATAAGAGTAGTTCAGCAACCATTGGTTGGTAAAAAAATAGATATAGATATTATGGCGATCGATTATTTGGCTAATAGGCGTAAGCTCTATGATGCCTTGGCAGGCAGATTTGGTGATCTCGGAACATTCGATGAGTTTAACCAGAAGATTGACGATCCTGCAAAGAGAGAAAAACTTTACAATGCTATTTCAGGCAGCTTTGGTGATGTCGGTGACTACGACAGCTTCAATGCAAAGCTTGGCAATGTGGTCAATGCTACCGACGTGGCAGGAGATCAGGCAAGTGCAGCCCAGCAGCAGGTAAGCCAGATGACAGGTACTGAGAATGCAAACACACTTAATACCTATCAGCCAATGGCTGGTCCTGGAGGTACTGAGCAGGACAGGCAGAGCGTTCAGCAGGCACAGCAGTCAACAGCCAATACAGGCACACAGCAGAACGTGGGTGGCATCCCTATGGTCGGACAGTGGCCTCAGGTACAGCATGATTTCATCAAGGAGTTCCATGACATGTATGCTTTGGAGAAAGAACAGCTCGAAGCAAACGCGGAAGCAGGAATGCCACTGAGTTACTCTGAATACAATGACAGAGTAAATGATCTTTCGTATGCTGACAACTTCATGCAGTTCGTCGTTGATCCTGACAGCATGACTGATGAGGAATATGCTGCTGAGTATGCAAAGACCAACGGCCATGCGTATGGCATGCTATGGGGTGACAAGGTGTCTCCTGCTACAGTGTCAATCAATGGAAAGGGAATAACCTTCGAGCAGGAGAGCGAGCTCAGGAGCCTGCTTCAAGGAGCATTGGCAACCTACGAGAATGGTGATGCAAACTCTTATATTGAGGCGATGTATAAGTACATGGAGCGTGCCAATGAGCTGCTTGGCGAAGGTGGTGCAGACAAGTACAATGCATATCTACAGCGAGAGCAGGCCAATGCCATGGAGAAGGATGTAGACCGAAAGATTGCTGAGTATGAGAAGGAATATGAAAAGGCTGAGGCAAAGAAGATTTATCTGACTACTAAGTCATCATTGTTCAATTACGGCATGGTGGTGAGCTACACACAATGCAACTCTGGCGAGAAGGTTAAGTTCGATCTGGCCAAGACCATGATGGAGGAGGCAAAGCATCATATTAAAGAATACAAGCTCGAGCAGGAGAACCTTAAGGGGCAGAGCGAATTTGAGCAGAAATATCTTCCATCTGCCACTGCTTTTTGGCGAGGCGTGAGGGATAAGCTCCTTGACATAAGCACATGGGATTTCGGTTTCAGTGATGCACGTGAATTCTCCATGCTGCTATCAGCTGTGAACAAGGCAGATAAGGATGAAGAGCTTACTCCTGGCGAGACCGCCATTCTGGATGCTGCTGCCACAAGGCTTGCAGTACAGGTTGGAATGGAACTGAATGGAAGCTACCGTTCAGGTGAGGTAACGGCAGAGATGGTTCCATTCATGATCGAGATAGCAATAAATCCTCTGTCTGCAGTCGGAGAGACGGTAGCATCTAAGGTAGCCCGTTGGGGAATAAAGAAGGGAATGGGAAAGATAAGCCGCAAGATTCTGAGTGGATCTGCACGAGTGCTTACCGACGCTCTTGTTACTGGTCCTGCTATGTCTGTCACCACAGGAGCTTTCAAGACGATGTCATCGATCGAACAGCGAGAGATTGGCAATATACAATTCAATGTAGATGACAATGGACGGTTCTATTACGATGGCACAGATGGTCGTGAGGATGCCACTGAGGCAGTAATCAAGGGCATCGCTTCACAGTCGATAGAATACCAGTCGGAGATGGTAGGCGAGTATTTCAAGCCTCTGTCTCGCATGGTAGGGAAATATGCTGTGCGTGCTCCACTGTACAATGTGCTTGGAGAAGAATACTACAAGAACATGTACAGGTTGATGACCGGTGTTGGTGATGGTGCGTTTACTACAGTGGTAAGGAATACCAGGAAGACACTTTCGACGGTAAGGGACAAGAGCAAGGTATCCGGTTGGGTAGGTGAGACTGCTGAGGAGATCGTAGGCGGTCTTGAAAACTCTATGTTAGGTACTACTGACCAGAACATGATCGAGGGTGATGATGCAGTATTGTCTTGGAACAACATCAGCGAGACAGGACTCATGATGTTGCCATCACAGGTAATGTTTGCTCTCCTGCCTATCGGAATGGGTGGCGTGTCGTACGGCTACGATCGTGCAAAGGCATATCATAGGGAGATCACCACGAACAGCCGCGCATCAAGTCTTCTCGGACGTGACCGTTGGGCAGAGATAAAGATCCGTGTCAACGAAGCAAAGGCAGAGGATCTTATCGGACTGGTGAAGGAGATCACTGCTGATGAGTCGATGAGCAACAGGCAGAAGGTAGCCATTGCACAGTATGTCATAGCTATGCAGTATCGACGCGGTGCTGACATGGCAAAGAACCTCGCCAGGGCTCACAGCCTAAATGAGATGGTATATGGCAATTCGCGTGACTTAGGATACAACATGCAGGATCCAAGTGACGTGAGCGATTACTGCGTGCTTAACTATGCGGATGAGCAGGCACTGCGAAATTCTGGCATTGCTGATGTAGATGCATGGATTCGTCAGATCATTGCCAATCCTGCTGCTGCGATGGAGAAGATGTATCGCAATGCAAAAGACTACAATGGCAATGTTCTTATCACAGATGAACAGCTCAGGGCTTCCGAGAACTATGCACGTTCGCGTGCAGTGATCAATGGAGCACAGGAGAGGATATCTGCCGAGAGTCTTGAGAAGCGTAGCGAGTTTGAGGAGAATGTCAAGGCGTCTACCCATGACGATGGACAGCTGCATCCTGTTAAGCTGAGAGATGGCAGCATAGCATATGTAAAGCGTGGAAAGATATTTGGAAATCCTGACGGTACGGTAGACATGACAAACAGCGATGCTGTGGTTCCTGCCATGATCGAGGGTAAGGAGAGGATGGTATCTGTAAAAGAGATAGCAACGGTACAGATGCTGCAGGATCCTAAGTTTGCCATTGAGGGGAACAATAAAGCTCTCGAGCAGGCTAACAAGACTTCATGGGAGTCTATTGCCAATGGAAATGTTGATACGTCGGTCGGTGCTGACGTTACTTTACAGATGAGCGATGGAAGCTTTGAGTCGTTCAAGGTCGTTGGACCTGGCAACAATCCGGGTGAGTTCGCTGTTGAATCGAGCGATGGACAGGTATTTGTCGTTACTGACCAGATCATACAGATGTCTGCACAGAATGCACGAATGTCGCGTGTGCAGGAGATGATCGATAAGCGTGACGGTAAAAAGGCACCTGCTGTAGATCAACAGCAGCAGGCTCCTGTGGATGATGTACAACAGGAAGACGAGCAGCAACAGCAGCAGACACAGATGCGTGAAGATCCTCGCAAGTCGCTGACATGGGAGGATGAGGATGGAAATACGCATACCGGAAAAGGAATGAATGATGGGACCGGATGGATCATCACTGATGATGCCACCGGCAATGTCGTTACTATCGATCCGGACTATGACGTCCGACCATATACACCACAGCAAGCAAATGCACAGACAGAGAACGTAGCAGCAGAACCTGCCGCACAGGAAGAGGATCTCAGCCAACCTGTCACTTTCGACAAGGATGGCAATCCAAAATGGAGCGAGATGAGCACGAAGAGAGCTGCCAAGTATCTTGCTTCCGAGTCAGGCCTTGAGCTTAACGATGCGCTGGATTTCGTACAGAAGAAAGTGGAAGAGGCCAAGAAGGGCAAGGAGAAATGGGATGGTAAGACAGCTGAGATGGGAACCGATCTTGCAAAGTACCAGAAGGAGAAGCAGAAGATCGAGGCCAACCGTCAGATGTATGACAGCATGATCACTTATTGGCAGGGCGTACTGGATGGAGTGAAGGAGATACAGCAGGAGGAGTACCAGCGCATGCAGAAGAGTGCTGCCAGGGATGCTTCTACAGCTGCCCATCAGCGTCGAAGCAGGATGACGAACAGCAGGAGGATTGCTGATATCGAGTCTATGGGCCTGAGCAGTGACAGCCCAAGCAACGCAGAAGAGGCCGTACTGTGGCGCATCGCTACCGGTAACCTGAAGCTTACTACTGAGTCGATCATGTCTGAGAAGGGAAGCAATCACAGCGTACGTTCTGAGAGATGGCAGGATAAGGTGCGTACAGAGGAGAAGGGTGGCATGAGCATACAGCGTGTTGCTGAGGATATTGCTGATTCAAGCAATGGTCTTATTGACGAGCAGGATGCACGAAACGCAATCAACGATCTCATATCGCTTACACGTGAGCAGGCCATCGAGCGTTTGGAGAAGATCTCAGGAGTCTGGGCAGCAGATGAGCAGTCCGGACAGGCTGCATTGGACCAGGCACTGGCTGAGCGTGACCGTCTGAACCGTGACAGGGAGATGCGTAACAGGCTTCAGGAGACACTTAGCAACTATGAGGTGCCTGTAATGTATGGAGATGCTGTTGAAAATGGGAAAATCTTTGTTATAGATGCATATGAACAGGGATCGTATGTAGGTAGCCGTGTTGCTTATGGTTTCAGGAGCAATGCTGAGGCAGAGCAGGCATATAGGGATTCGTTTGGAGATAATGCTGTTATTACTTCTGTTTTGGAAAATCCTGAGAATATTGAGCGATGGGCAATGTCTCCAAACAGGGATTCTATGCCTTTCTCTAACTTTGTCTATGGATCTCAAGAACAGAATGCAGATGGATTCCTGGCTCCTGAAGAGGAGGCCCCGTTCTCAGTTACAGAGGCTCCACCAGTAGGATCGAGCGCAGAGTGGCAGGACAGGATCAAGATGCTTGAGGAAATCTATGGAGTGAATGTAAAGTTCCAGGGTGGATTCAATGCAGGTGAGAATGGATTCTATGATGCCAAGTCTCGTACGATCGTAGTAAGCAAGGATATTCCTGCAAACAGGGCTCTTGGATGGGTGATCGGACATGAGATGACTCACCACATGAAATCTGTTGGAGGACTGTACGGAAAGTATGCACAGTCTGTCATGGATTATTACGGTGCAGATGCTTTCTTCAGTGAGGTGGCATTCCGTGTGAAGCTATACAAGGAGCACAACAAGGAGCTGAGCATGAATGATGCCATCGAAGAGGTTTGCGCTGACTTTGGTGGCAACCTGCTCCGTGATGGAAAGCTCGTGGACAAGTTTGCTGCACGTCAGGACATGAACTTTATACAGAAGCTGTATGCTGACCTGATGGATACTATCAATAAGGCACGTAAGATCATCACTGAGGGTGGATTGTCTGAGATGGATAAGGCTATCATCAGCATGGAGAAGTTCTTGGAGTCATCGGCTGAGGCAAAGAATGAGGCCAACACGATATCAGAAAATACAGATTCATCATTTAATAATGACAATTCGCAAAGTGAAGGTGTCAATAATGGGGATGTAATAAAGTATTCTATCGTCGATGACAGCAATGCTACAGCATATGACAGGCAGGTGATGCAGGAGATTGCTGATGGCAATACGAGGACCGTATATCGAGGCATGCAGATGGTGGAGATTGACGGTAATCGTTATGCTCTTCCTCCAATGGCATCGAAGGTCAATGGCGAGTGGGTGCTTGGCATCGAGATCCGTGAAGATGGAACCTTGGAACCTTTACTGCTGAAGGCTGACGAGCATCCTGAGCTTGCAAAGAATGGAAAGTTCTATCTCGACAAGGGCAACGACAAGGGACTGTGGGCTTCGTACAATCCATATTGGCACGTAGGACAGGGTATGCTGAACGATCAGTTCGCTGAGGCACAGGATCGATCTAACCTTATCACAGTTGAAGGAATCATACCTATTTCAGAGCTCACATCCGGCTATAAAGCAGAAAAGGCCAAGGATGGAGTTGGAGCACATGAGTGGAAGGCAGGCATCATTCAGGGGCAATTGTCTGGTACGAGAGAGGTGATCCTGTCGCGTTATTTCCAGGGCATGCGTGTGGTACCTGATGCTGAGGTGGCTAAGAACATCTTCGACCAGATCAATGGTCATGTGGATTATATGCCTACCAATGTTGTTCCTCCTGGAATCCGTGCGGAGCTCGAGAAGCTTGGAGTAAAGTTCGTTGCAACGAACAACAAGAACGAGCTGCTTGAAGGAGAGCATTCCGGTGACCGATATACCTGGTGGTATGGTAACAATGCAGAGAAGAACCGTGCCAAGAAATTCAAGGAGTCATCCAAGGAAGCTGGTATGAAGCTGTCTGACTGGATGAGGGAGAATGGACGTGAAGGGCAGCTTCCGGCCGAGATCGTAAACAGAGCAGATCGTCTGTTTGAGAAGAACAGCAGGAAGGTGAATGAATTCGGCATTCAGGTGGAGAATGGTATTGTTACTGATGCAGACAATGCACTGAAATTCTCGATCACTACAGAGCGTGGTCTTGAGCAGTCTATTCTGCAGTTTGCAGACAGCAAGGAAGCCAACCGACTTGGATGGATGAAAGAGCAGGTAGCCGACATCGTAAAGGAGACATCAGATCTTATCGAATTCATCCATAAGGGCATTGCAGGTGACGTCAATTATGATGATTTTGCAAAGAAGGATCCTACCGTACGCATCGACTGGCGTGATGGAGTGGAGAAGCCTGTCGTGACATGGGTACGAAATAACGTAGAGTACAAGTACGACATGTCGGCAGATACGTTCTGTATCAACAACGAAGGACTCGAGACGGTGCTTGCCTCTCCTGTAATGGCTGATCTCATGGTGCATATGGCTGATTTCGGATATGTGCCTAACAAGGAAGGTAAGACCGGATTCGATTCTGATGACTATCTCAGGCTGTATGAGACGCTTCGTGATCTTGGATTTGTAGTACCATGTAAGGGTTGTTTCGATGCTGCCGCACGATTCAAGATGCTTCCTTCTACGTCGCAGAAGTTCGTGAAGCTCGTGAATGAGACGATCGATGAGCGCAATAAGGATCCTGAAGCCTTTGACAGCAAGCTCAGAGAGTTAGGAAAGAAGAGCAAGGAGACAACCGTAAACGGTTTCCCTGCCGGTGCTGACAACAAGGAGCTTGCTGTAAAGATCGGTGTTGCTGGTGACAATCTCACTGAGCATATCGAGTGGACTCAGCTCATGTCTGCAGAAGGACAGACTAAGGCCCTGAGTGATTGGGGTGGCATCTTCCGTGCATGGCAGAAGACTGGTGCTGGACGTCCTAAGGATAAGCTCATGCCTGAACCTTACACCGGACAGATCATGTCGACTGTAAGCACCATCATTGCACCAATGGGAGAGAAAACACCATCTTTCCGCGACTTGGATGTCAATGTAGGTACAGGACTGAGGCGTAACTCTCACTCTGAGTTCCGTCCGGTGCTTGCCATCGACGAGATACAATTCCTTCGTGATGCATGGCTGAAGAAGCTGTGTGTGTTCAAGTACATGAAGGAGCTTGATGATGTCAGGCTGTTCGGAAACATGGGCATCAAGTTCAATATGTCGGCATTTGCTGCATTCCATCCGGATGGCAGGGCTGCAGGATTGGACGCTAATGGTGACTATGCATTCGCTGAAGAGTCGGTAGGCGGCAGGGAGTACGAATATGTCGGTGAGGATGGAAAGACTCACTACGATGGAAAGAAGGGATTCGAGGAGGCTAAGAAGCACATCAACAAGGACTGTTCTCTGTCATCGGTGGCATTCTCTATTCCACACCTGATCAAGCTTTTGACCGATGTACCTACACCATCAGACAAGAGTGGTACTTTCGGATCTATCATCCCATTCCATGCATCAGGAGCTACGACTCATGCGCTTAGGACGCAGGGCCTTGGCGTTGCCCGTGCCAACGGTGAGCAGGGACATCCATTCATGGTTGAGGCTATGACTGACTACGATAAGGGCGTGACCTGTTTCGAGCAGGTGCAGAATGACCGTTTCGGTGATGGATGGAGAGTTCTTGCAGGAAAGAGGAAGGGTACAGATGTCAATTATGGACATAAGATAGAGTTTGCCAATGGCACTATCTATCGCAATGACAAGCTTGGTATCACTTATTATGCATCAGTAATCACATACGAGAAGAACGGAGGAAAGAAAGGTAAGTATAAAGGCGTCAAAGGACCATTCTATACACTCGACTCTGAGAAAGAAAAGGTTGCTCACCCATTGAATGTGGACTATAACGACAAAGTGCGTGAGCTTGGTGGCAAGTATGCATACAAGGAAGCTGCCGACTTCTATGTAGACGAGCTTCGCAAGCGTGGGTTCCTTCCACGTTTCGACTTCGACGTTCCTGAGGATTTATTCTTGAAGATGTGCTCGGATGCAAATGTAGATCCTAACCATCCTAAGCTTGGATGGAAGGGAGAAGGGAACAGTTGGAGCCCATGCGACGCAGAGTCTTATTATTCTGTGTTCTGCGACTATGGCATGACGGATCCTGCAACCGGTGAGCTGTCTCAGCATCGACCTGTATTGGACGGTCAGACAGCACCTGACGCATTCGAGAAGGCCCTTCCGGAGAATTACATTGAGGTGATTCAGGACGGAATTAGAAGATACAGCAATCGCATGGCAAAAGAAGATGCACGCATCAATGAAGCCATCGTAGAATATTGCAAGCGAAGCATCGAGGCAGGGAAGATGTCTAAGCAGGTTGCTGAGGATATTCTTGACCGTCATGGCATCAAGATGTCTATCACTCCGGATGTGACCAGGACAGAAAGCTTCAAGCAATGGTTCGGTGATTGGGAGCAGGATCCTGAGAATGCATCTAAGGTAGTGGATGAGGATGGTAAGCCAATGGTTGTCTATCATGGTACAGACAACTATGGATTCACTGTGTTCAATACGGCAAGTGATTGGAACAAGGACAATATCGGTTCTCATTTCGGTCCTTCAGACGTTGCAGAAGGGTTTACGTCATTCGACGATTACTATGCTGTATATCTCGACATAAAGAAGCCTTGGGAAACTTTCGACTTCTTTGCTGATGTAAATCATAATGCATACGTCGAGGCTTTGATGGATCTGATGAACGAGATAGGCACAGAGGAGGCAAGGAAGATGTTCGCTGAAGGGATAAAGAAAATCTTCCCATCCATTGCCAGCCTGAATGTTGATCGTTACTCTTTCTCTTCGCTGAAAAGATTTATTGACGATGAGCAGGAAGAGGCAGAAAACAAGCTTCACACCAATTCTGAAGGAAAGATAATAAATGACGCGTATGACAAACAGCGAATGGGGCTTGTTTTCCTGATCCGCGACATGATGAAGCTCGGTGGATACGATGGCATCAAGTACGAGAATTGGTATGAAGGTAAAGACAATCCTGTATGCTGGATTGCTCTTGAACCTAACCAGGTCAAGTCTGCTGAGACTGAAGGTGACATGGCCAACAACGGTGACTTCGATCGTAACAATCCGGATATTAGATTTTCTATTAGTGGCTCAAATAGCAGGTCTCGAGATCTGTCCTATCAGACAGAGATGTACAACAAAGGCCGTATCTCTGAGAACAATTGGCTCGAATTCATCTATCGTTTCAATGGCATGTATCGTCGCATGACGAGTGATGCTGTTTCGTATGCTTACAACAAATATGTTGGTGCTTATAATAGCAGGATCGACAGCGGTGAGATCGATGGTGAAAAGATGGCAGTCTATTCTAATGAAACATTCGGCAAGGCCAACTATCAAGCACCATTGTACATACCGATGGACACAGAGGAGGGTAGGCAGTATTATCAGGATCTGTGGAATGAGATGAGGCCTATTCTTGACGATTATGTAAATGAGGTAAATAAGATGGTCAAGAATAACTCTTGGTACAGACTTTCAGCTGCTTTGATGCCAAGGATTATCCAGATGAAGGAGCGTGTAGAGTATGACCGTTGGTTCTATGAGCAGATGGCCAATGGCAATGACGTCTATAAGAACGGGCGCGGTGCCATGGGTCCTTTCTTCCACAGGCAGTCTGACTATGATCTCGATGAGAGTCAGATGACAGACGAGCATGTAGATGAGGTAGTGAAGGATCTATCTGAAAGGCTTAACACGAAAGTATCTGTCCGTCACACCATCGACGAGGTGAAAAATCCATATGCACGCAAGGAGATCGAGCGTAATGTATTCTCCAAGCTCAATGGCAAGTCTGGAGGCTATGCCAAGGCATGGTTTGATCCTGAAACCGGAGAGATAGAGGTATATTCTCCCTATGCAGAGAATGTAGATGATCTTACAAGATCGGTGATGCATGAGGTGGTAGGCCATAAGGGATTGCGCGACATACTTGCAGGAAACGAGCAGGAATATCGCAATGCTATGATGGATATCTATGAGCTACTGCCAACAAGCCAGCGCAGGCGTGTGATTGAATATGCTGAAAAGAACGGATACGACATAGCCACTGCTACAGATGAGTGCCTGGCAGATGCTGCCATGGTCGAGTCAACACCAGCATGGTGGCAGCGTGTTGCATCAGTATTCCGCAACCTGCTTCGTAAGGTCGGCATTAATGTCAGTCTTTCTGAAACTGATATCAAGTACATGCTGTGGAGGTCGAGAAAGACTCTTGAGAATGCCGGAAAGGATGGATTCGTTGACATGGCAGAAGAGTCTCTGATGCGCTGGCAGAACGGTATTGGCCGTGAGCGCAAGCAGGCACCTTTGTACGAGACATATACGCCTGCTTTCCGTTTCATCGGAGAGAAAGGTGCTATGGCCCATGAGGGGATGAACGACATGCTCGAATGTGCCAAGGATGTGGAGAAACTGTTCACACCAGAACAACTGAAGAGCCTCACAGGATGGGAGAGAGGAGCTGACGGTAAGTGGCGTTATGAAATCGTGGATGACTTTGATAAGGCAGGATGGCTTAATCCTATGCCAATGATCGAGACGCTTGAAAAAGAAATCGAGGATTTGAATGCGCAGTTAAATAAAAGTTCATCAAAGATCAAGTCAGTACGTCTTGCCATGCAGATCGACAATACCAGACGTACGATCGAAGATATCAGGAAAAAGTCAGGTAACATTCCTATGACTACCGTGATCGGAGAGAAAAATCCGCTGTTTGAAGAATATCCGCAGCTCAGTGATATGTCTGTTGAGTTTAACATTACCGAAAACGGAAAGGTCGTAGGCGAGTTCTATGCTGAGAGAAATAAGTTGGTAATCAACGTAAGGTCACTTGACAATATCCTGAAGTCGAAAAACGTAGATGACATTGCTTCGATGCGCAGGATGTGGGTATGCAGAGTGCTTGCACATGAGATACAGCATGCGATCCAGAGCATTGAAGGATTTGCCAGGGGAGGATCTCCGTCTTCAATTGAGAAAATGAAGAAGGATGCTATTGACCGTGTCGGTGACGTAACGGTAAAGAGCATGCTGTCTGTACTTACCCCGTCTGATCTTTCGCTGATGAGCAACCAGTCTATCAAAGATACCTATTCAATCTTTGACGAATGGATGAAGGATTTAGATGTCAATGATTCAGATCCAATGACGAAAGCAATGGTTTCGCTTCTGACCAAACAGAGCTACATGGCATCAAATGGTGACATGAAGTATCTCGATGAATGGAACGATGCAATGGAAAAGGCATTGCGGTTCTCACAGAAATGGTCAGGATCTAATGTTGAGCTCTATCGCAGGCTTATGGGAGAGGTAGAAGCGAGGGTTACCCAGGAAAGCTACGGCATGACATCGGAACAGCGTGCGCAGTCTACGTCTGAATCTCGTGAGGATGTACGAAGGGGGTTGCAGATCAACTATAATGGTGCTACAGCAGAGAGCAGGTTCAGCATCACTCCTGATGATCGTGAGCGCAGGCGTCTTGAGGCTGAGGTGCGTGATGCAAACAGAGAGGTTGACCGACTGAAGCGTGAGGTGCAACGCCTGAAGGGATCTCGTGAGAAACTCGATGAGGTGCGTGCTAAGGCAAGCGAGATAGTCAATCAATTGCTTACTCCAGAAGCCGGTCAGGTGATGACGTCAACGCAGATCCATACCATCATCAATACGATCAATTCGGCTACCAACGCATCTGATATAGACAAGGCATTGAGCAATGTGATTTCTACTATCAACAGGAGCCAGCTAAAGGCAGAGATGATCCGCATGGAACACTACCTGAACACTAAGACACAGAGCTTGAATAAGCGTGGACAGGCAAAGGGTGTGTTTGTAGATAGCATGACAGCCAAGATCCTTGAGTCTGTGAGAGGTACTTTCAAGCAGCTTGTTGTCACAAATATTGATGCTCAGCTGAAGGAGACCAGGGGTAAGATCAACAAGCTCGGAAGCGAGATTGCTTCTCTCCGCGAGTCTGGAAATACAGCCCGTGCTGACGAGCTGCAGGCTGAGCAGGATGCTCTGAAGCAGGAACGTGACAATCTCAATGAGGTTAGACGATCGTTTATAGAAAGCAACATTGAAGAAACGATAGAAAATCTTGTTCAGGCCAATGAGGCACTTGATCAGCAGATCAATGATCTTATTGCTGAAGGCAAGGAGGTACCAGAAGATCTCATTCAGGAAAAGACTGCATTGCCACTTCGCATCAAGCTTGCACAGATGAGGGCAATGCTTAACGAACTGAACAGGTTGGACGGTGAGCGTGTGAAGAATTATCAGAAAGCTGGTCTGTCAACCGACTGGCAGGAGCGAGCACGACTCTATGAGGAGAGTGATCGAAATGGAGCTGATGCAGAACTTGCAAGGCGTAATCTCATCCATATGGTACGAGATATTGCCGATGAGCTTAAAGATCTACTTGACGAAGGAAGAAGCAAGCGATCTGAGATGATCAAGAATGAGATTGAGCATCGTAAGAAGATCATCAGCATGGGTATTGATGCTGTTAAGAAAAATCCTGCATGGGATCCTAATATTCCAGTATCAGAAAAAGAGAAGAGCAGGCAGAAATCCGACAGATTCATTAATTCTCTGAATGCTACTGCTCTAAGCTTCAATCACATGCTAAAGAAGATAGATGTAAATCATCCTGGTGGCGAAGGTCCTCTATATGATTACTTCATGAGGGGAGAGCATGGAGCAGTGGCATCGAATAACATGCACGAAGATGGAATGTTAGAATTCGGTCGCAGGGTAGATGAAAAAGCAATTGAGATCTTCGGAAAGACATTGAAGGATGTAATGAAGGAATGCAGGGATGTTGATGATTCTGTAAACATACCTATCGTGCGTACTGAGACATCTAATTCTGGCAGTAAGGGTGATATTATTTATACACACTTATCAAAAGGTCAGGCATTGTATATCTGGCTCACTTGGAGACAGGATGCAGGACGTGTTAAGCTTCAGCGTCAGGGTTTCAATGAATTGAGCATGGATGCAATAGAGGGATTCATTGGAGAGGATATGATCAAGTTCGGAGAGTGGGCATCTGATGAGTTCCTTGTAGAACTTCGTGAAGACAAGTACAGTCCTACGCATGAAAGGGTGTTTGGAGCACCTCTTCATAAGGCAACGCATTATTTCCCGATTAAGATCTTCGGTGGTTCGATAGCAGATAAGGATG